ATGTATTCAGATCAGGATATCGCCAATTTGGTCGCCAGAGTTCAGCAGCTCGAGATGCAAGCCGCCAACCGTCAGGCCTCTGGAACCCCTAACATCAAAATGCTGTCTCCCAATTTTCTTACAAGGGCTTTCGCGGTGTGGGGACACAATTTCGTCGCCAGCTTGTTAATTGGTATTGCCTTATCATGCGTCATGAGTGTGATCGGCTTAATTTTAGGTGCAGTAGCAGGTGCAACCGCATTAGATTGGATGAATCAACTGATCGGATCTATGCCAAGATAATTAATAAAAGTCATATACACGCTATGCTATAATCACTTTTTGATAAAAGAGGTGACTATGGTTTTAAAGAAAATTGCTGGTGTTTTTGGGGGTGACCCACACAAACGCGAGATTGAAAAATTATCCGAGATCGTTGATATTATCAATTCGTATGAAGCTGCCTACGAAGCGCTCAACGATGAACAGCTAAAAGCTAAAACGGATGAATTTAAAGCGCGTCTTGAAGATGGAGAAACGCTCGACGATCTATTACCTGAAGCCTTCGCAGTCGTCCGCGAGGCTGGCAAACGCACAATTGGCTTACGCCATTACGACATCCAAATGATCGGCGGCATGACCCTGCATAAGGGTAGAATCGCTGAAATGCGCACCGGTGAAGGCAAGACCCTGGTCGGTACGCTGCCGGTTTATCTCAACGCCATAACTGGCCGCGGCGTACATGTCGTAACCGTCAATGATTACCTGTCTCGCCGTGATGCCCGCTGGATGGCTCCAATCTATCAATTTCTTGGATTGAGCGTGGGTGTGCTACAAATGGCAACCCGTACCGAGAACGGCAAAAAAGCATTCATCATTGACCTTAGTAAAGAAAATGCTCGTGAAGACCTACACCAACTTACCCTGGTTGACCGCACTGAAGCTTACCGAGCAGACATCGTCTATGGTACCAACAGTGAATTTGGTTTTGACTATCTTCGTGACAACCTCACCATGAGTCTGGCCGAGCGTGTGCAGCGCGGACATTACTTCACCATCGTGGATGAGGTCGATAACATCCTCATTGATGAAGCCCGAACCCCGCTTATAATCTCTGGTCCCGCCTCGGATGATACTGAAGGCTATGTAAAAATGGCACAGGTTGTTCGTGCGCTAAACACTGAAGATTACGAAGTAAACGAAAAAGACCGCCAGGTGAGTCTCACAGAAATTGGTGAAGCCCATGTGGAAGAAATCCTTGGCGAAACGCTGCGCGATCCAGACAGGCCTGAAGATATCACCCCCGAGCAAGCCCGCTGGCTGGGTTTTCTCGAACAAGCCCTGCGTGCTCAGCATCTCTTCCGCAAGAATAAAGATTACATCGTTCAGGGCGGCAAAGTGGTCATCGTGGATGAATTCACCGGTCGTCTGATGCCCGGAAGACGCTGGTCTGAAGGCTTGCATCAAGCCGTGGAAGCCAAGGAAGGTGCCCACATTGAGCCTGAAAATGTTACTTATGCCACCATCACCATCCAAAACTACTTCCGCATGTATGAAAAATTATCAGGCATGACCGGTACAGCACTCACCGAAGCGGAAGAGTTCCATAAGATCTACAAACTCGATGTGCTTCCTATCCCGATGAACCTGGAGTATGTAGCTTCAAAACAAAACTCTCCCCTGACCATCGTAGATAAAAAGGATGCCAAGGGTTATAACGTTCAATACTATGCCAAACGAGATGATTCAGAGAAAAAACCAATTTTCTGGAAGAGACAAGACTTCCCTGACATGGTCTACCGCAGCGAAGAAGGAAAAATCCGTGCCATTATCCGCGAAGTGGTGCATTATTTCGCGCTCGGACGTCCGCAGTTGGTGGGTACCACTTCAGTAGAACATTCAGACCGCTTGTCGGTCAGACTTGGTGCTGAAAGTTTACGCCGCTTGGCTCAAACCCTTATCATCCGTGATGCGTGGATTGAGAAAAATGACAAATCACCGGAACTTGAGATTGCTGAACTGCAATTTCTCAACAAGCCGCTGGATGAACTCAATATTGCTGAACTACGCCCCATTGCCCGGCAAGCCGGGCTAATCTCCACCAACCCCGAAGACCCCGAAAATTTACAACGCCTGCTGGATATCTTGGATCTGGACGCCTCTCATACTGACCGGCTGCGAACCGTCCTTCAAGCCGGCGTTCCGCATAAAGTATTGAACGCCCGCAAACACGATGAAGAATCTCAGATCATCGCCAAGGCTGGTGCGTATGGGTCTGTAACCATCGCAACCAACATGGCTGGTCGTGGTGTAGATATTAAATTGGGCGGCGATTTATCAGAAGAAATCCTTGCCGACGTCATCCGCGTATTAGAGAAAAACGGCGTCGCCGAACCCTGGGAACTCACCAACCTGGTCAGACTTAATCATCTGCGTGGTTTTGATGCCGAGCAAATCGGAATCTACGAAGAATCCGTCAAAACTTTTATCGAATACTTTGACGATATGGAAAAAGTGCGAGAACTTGGTGGGTTGCATGTGATCGGTTCAGAGCGTCATGAAGCGCGACGTATTGACAATCAGTTACGCGGACGCGCTGCCCGCCAGGGCGACCCCGGTTCTTCACGTTTTTACCTGTCACTCGAAGATGAATTAATGCGCCTCTTTGGCGGTGTGCAAATGGAATCAATAATGGGTCGACTCAAGGTTGACCAGAGTCTGCCGATTGAAAGCGGCATTCTTGGCAGAATGGTTGAACAAGCCCAGGAACGTGTTGAGGGTAACAACTTTGACATCCGCAAGCACTTGCTAGAATATGATGATGTACTAAATACTCAGCGCAACCGTATTTACGGTGAACGAAACCGTACCTTTGAGAAAACAGATTTACACGAAGATGTCATTGGTCTGCTGCGCGTTGAACTTCAGGAGCGTATCCCAAAAGCGCTCAAGGATGAAGAAGGCCCCTGGAAGCTGTTAGCCTACCTCGAAGAAGTTCAGCCCTCCATGTCTTTTGAACAAGAAGGCATCAAAGCACCCTCATTTGGTCTGCACCTGATCATTGAAGAAGCGCTTAGCCATCTCAAAGACCTGAACGATAACGAAAAAGTTAAAGATGTGCTGCTGCAAATTGCCAGCGATGGCCTTGAGACTGAAAAAGAGCATATTTTAAAGACTGCTCAAGTGCTGCTTGATAAGACGGATATGAATATTGACCAGATCAAAGCAGAACGCCTTGAAACATTAGATAACTACTTCGACGGGTTGGACTCTGGCAATGATGAAGAAGGCATACAACCTCGCCGCCCGCAGGATATTCTGGATGAAATTGCCAACCTGGTGCATACCCCCCTGCGTCTGCCCAACGATCTGCTGCGTCAGCTTCCGTCAGGTGATGAAGAAGCAAAAGCAGCGATTGCCACACAAGTGACCAATGGACTAAAACTGTTGGCAATCACCCGTACTCTCGGGGCTATCGAACGCCGTGTAGATGACAGTCTGGAGTTAAAACCCAATCAGTTATTAGACCTGGAATGGTTTGAAATCTCAAACGGCATCATGCAAGCTGTGAGCAATCTGTTAGAGCGCCGTAATGAAAACTTGCTCTCAGCACAGGGACAAATCAGTCAAAACCTTGACTCGGCTTTCACCAAGATGACCCCCAATGCTGATGAAGAATATCGACTGTCAGACCTTTTGATGTGGATGGGCAGTGGGAACAAAATGGGGATTGATCCACGCACCCATCAACGCGTCACACGCAAGGTGAACTTTATCAATTACACCTTTTTGGTCGCACGTATGGTGCAAGACACACCGGTTTCTGAAATAACCAACCAGATACTCGATCATCTTGAGCAAACCCGCGAACGGCTTGAAATTGCCTGGGGCAAGATGGAATACGACCGCTTCAGACTGGCAGGCGTGCCCCTGATGCAGTTGGATGGCAAAATCAAGGCTACGCTGGCTGAAGAACTTGGTGAAGAAAAATTCGCCGAAATTGAGCCAAAACAACCCGACGATTTGGATGACGAAACGCATGAACTTCTAACCGTCACCCTTGGCAAACGCATTCAAAACGATATATATCGCCATATTCTGGTGAGTGTGATCTCAGAGCTATGGGTGGAATATCTGACCCGGGTGGATGCGCTGCGTGTTTCAATTGGTCTTGAGGCTTACGCACAGCGCGACCCTCTGGTTCAATATAAGAGCAAAGCTGCCGAAATGTTCAAAAACCTGCTCAGTGACATCCGCGCTGGCGTAATCAGCCGAATGTTCCGCTTTCAACCTAAACGAGCAAGCACCACAATTGATAAATCAAGCCCTCACACAGCCGGCAAGAAAGCTCCAGCGATAGATGTGCAAGTCTCACCAGCGAAAAAGAAAAGAAAGAGACATTAATCTGGCGTAAACTTATTTTATTAAATACACATTAAAACATTGATTAATGATGTATTATGCGAATCCGAATACGAAAATTTACCTTAACACACGGGAAAGCCCGTATTATGATAAATCTGTATTCAGTTTTTAAGGAGCGATAAAACGATGACAATTACCAAGTTATTACCAGTAAACGCCTTCGGAATGATCAGAGTTACAAAAGACAAGATCACCGTGAACATTACTGCTGTACTAGAGAACGGGAAGGCAATAAATCGCCTTTTTGGTCAAGAAATCGCCGGGGGGATTGATGAAGTTGAACCGGACGAGATAGCGACCGCTGTTTTTGGCATAAAAATCGACGATACCGATAAATGGATGCTGGTAATGAATGAAATCCTACCGCTAAAAAATCTTGTTTCGCTTGGTGACCTAAAGGATGTGGGGGCCGCGGTACATCAAGCCGTTGAGTTGATCAAGATTGCTACTAAGGCCCATACTACATAACACGCCCTTTATATAATAAATTACACTTCTGTTACTTTGAAAAGTTCGGCAGGGGTTACAGATAAACCGTTACAGATCGAAGTCAAGGTATCAAGACCGATTCGGTCACGTCGATTCTTGGCAATGTCTGCGGCGGTCTTATATGCAAGCCCGCTTTTTTCGGAAAACTCCGCAACATTCAAGCCTTTTTCTTCCAGAATTTCATTGATTCGTAATTCTACTTTTATCATTTGTACGGCCTCCTTACCGCATATAAGAAGTATAACACGAATAGGTACATAGTTAAATAGTTTAATAGACTATTATATAAAAACTTCGGACGATTACTTGATCGCCCGAAGTTTATTTATTGCTATTTCAGATTATTGTTTACTCAACGAGCCAGACAATCGCCCCGGATGATAAAAGGCTGCTCTCGTAGTAAAGTTTGATTGGGGATGCCCCGCCGGTCTTGTAACAAACGTCGCCCTTGATCTTGTCTCCTGGGAGAACGGTACCGTCAATGGATGTTCCGCAGTCAAAAATTTCCATTTCCAACTTTGTGCCGTCCGGGCCTTTGGCCGTGAAGGACATAAGAGAACTCACATTCAGATCATCGGTTCCAAGATTTTCAATTGTGAAATTGGCTTTTAAGAGATTATTTGAAAAGTCCGCGGAATTCAATACTATCGTTGAATCACTCAATTTGATAATATCGCCAATTTTGTTTACGTTGGCCATGTCTGCTGAGGCGGTGGCCGGTTCAACCGCGGCGGGCAAGTTGTTGGTGTCGAATTCCCAAACCACGGCCCCGGATGAAAACAAGCTGCTCTCGTAATAAACCTTGAATAGACCGGGAGCCGCCAGCTTGTAGCAAAGATCGCCGCGAAGTTTATCTCCGGGCAGTACAGAGCCATCAAGTGACGTGCCACAATCAAAAATTTCAGATTCTAATTTTGTACCATCGTCACTTTTTGCACTAAAACTCATAATCGAGCTAACGGTTAGATCAGACGTGCCGGTGTTTTCAACGGTCAAATTTACTTTGACAAGGCCGGTCGTGTATTCGACTGAATTGACTGCGATTGTATGATCATTAAGCCCGACAATATCCCCAACCGTGAAAACACTCTTACTTGGCGTGGCTTCAACGGCGGCGGCAGATTCGGTCACGGTCTCTACTTCGCCAACTTTTTGACCTGTATTTGCAGACGTGCCACAGGCGATTGTAACCAGCATTATTACTGCAATTGGTAGTAAAACTTGAAACTTACGGCTTATTTTTTGCATTTATCACTCCCTTAGTTTATTTGTGTGTCGTTTCAAAATTGTATCATTTTTACTTGCTCTTTGTCATTATTTTAGCAAATTTTTACCTATTGACTTTATTATTTATAGGTACTATAATACTTAGTATATTAGATTACTAATGTAAATAAATGAGTTTTTGAAGGTAAAAAACAGGCTTGACAGGCCAGAATACTTGACTAAAATCAATTCACCAAGGAGCCAAACCATGAACTTAACCGACCGATTAAGAGAACTTGACCCCGGCCTCAAAGCTGCGGCCCGGATTGTGGCCCAGACTGCCCCTGAACATGATGCGGACGATTTATACCAAAGCATGGTTGAGGCTATCATGCTCAAGCAAGCCCAATGCCCGGAATTCTTAGATCAAACCAATTGGTATATATGCCGATTCGCCACCTTCACAGCCAGACACATAGCCCGAAAAGATCAGGTTTATATTAGATATGCCAAACCTGAAGAAGATTTAATCCCTTTCACCAATCCAGACAAAGAATATGATACCGATTTTTCACCGATGGACTTTCTACCGTCCGGCACCATGAACCCTGAAGCCGCAGTCATCCACGGCGAGGACTTGGCCGAGATAGCCAGGGTAATTATGTCTTTGCCAAAAGATAACCGGGACGTGGTTGTAATGATGGTTTTGGGTGAATCTCAAGCCGAAATTTCAACTAAATTGGAAAAATCAAGATCGGTAATATCAAGGCGCGTGACCAAAGCCGCCGAACTGCTGGCCGATTCTCCCCTAAAAGATTGTATTCATAATTAGATAAAACCTAATAAATCAAAACCCCGGCTACCCATGCCGGGGTTTTTTGATTTAAGCAATTTTCAAGACCGGCAAGGCTTATACAGGTAAGAAAGGATTGAGTTTATGGATTGCACACACGAACACCTAATCCCTGTTGAATCCGGCGGCCTAAGTATGCAAGCCGGGGAACTAATCGACACCCGGCAGGCTGAATACTATTGCCCGGATTGTAAGGTGTGGAATCCAGAACTTGACCCCGTAGCCAATCAATCGGGTGAACCCGAAATCATACCAATCTAAACCAAGAAAAGGAGTTGTAAAGAAATGGCATTTGACATAGATCAGGACGTAGCAGGAAAACTAAAAGAGGGCATGACCACCAGCGGAGCGGTTGAACTTCCGTTCCCTGCCCCAACGGTTTGGGTAGTAAACGGGCAAAATGCCCTAAAGCCGATGAATAACGCGCTTTATTTTGGTGGGTTCGCGGCAAAGACCGATGAAGTTGAAGCGGCACTCGCTATCAACGGTGTACAGGCCGCCCCTCGCGGTTTTGTAGATCAAGAAATGACCCCTGAACAGGGCCAGCCTTTCAATGCCTTAGTGACGCGCTATGTATGCGCGGCTCCGGTCTGCACCCGTAAGGCTTGGATTGCAAAAGACGGGGTTCGTACCCCGGATTATGTCGAAGGTTCCCGCCAGCACGTACAGGCCCTTGTTTACCTTGCCAACTTCGAGAATAAACAGTTTACCCCTTGGGGCCCGGCGGTTTTGTCGGCAAAAGGCTTTCAAGCTACCAACCTTTTGAAATCCTTTGATGCTTGGAGCAAGGCGACCTCTACCCTTCGCGCAAAACACGCCCCCGGCGTTCCTGCATGGTGCTTTTATCTCATGCTTGGTACTTTCGGCCAAGAAAGAAAATCGGTTCTTGTCGGGCCTTCCGGTTCACAGAGCCAGATTACCCCGGTCGGGGCTTATGTGCCCGACCCCTTGACCCTCGAACACCTTGAGGCTTGTTTTGTCGGTAACGACGTGGCCAAAGCCATGAGCCAAATGTTGAATGATGCCGCAGACTGGAAAGGTGCTTGGTCAAGTGCTTCAGTTGATACCTTGAGCCAGAACGGAAGAAATCAGGCTAATGGTCATCCGGTCACCGCCGCGGCAGCAATCTCACAGGCACAGCAAGAAGATGACCCCGCTTTTTGGGATAACTTGCCCGCTCCCGGCGGTAACGATATTCCCTTCTAGCCTCAAAAATTACCAATGGCCGGGCTAAACCCCCGGCCAAATTTCTAACATGGAGATCATCACAATGGATAAAACAGCAGAAAACACAAAAGACACCGAATACCATGCCAAAGACCTAAAGACCCGCGTCCCTTGCAATGCGGCTAATCTGATTGTGGCTACCGGGGCATTAATCATCTTCACCCCTGATGGTTCGGTCGTTCTTACTCCAAAACTGGCCCGCAGTATTGCAAAAGACCTCAAGCGGCTTGCAGACTTGGCAGAGATCGGATTTCAACAGCCAGCCATAGCAGGATAACCCGCCATGACCACAAACAAGGCTTATACGGTAATTCTTGAGACCATGCCTGAAGGTCTTGAAAAAAAGATACTCAATATCCTACTTGAAAAGATCGCGGCTGATGATCACTCCTGCGCTTCACGCCGCGACCTGATCATAGAAATATTCCATATCGCCCCACCGGATGACCTTTCAAGTTGCTACGAAGATCGACAAATAAGAATTGCAATCCAAAAACTAATTGATGACCGATACCCCGTCATATCCAACAGCGGAAAAGGCGGGTACCGGCTTGAAGCAACAAAATCAAACCGCGAGGCTTATATCATCGAATTGGAAAGCCGGAAAAAGCGGTTGGAAGAAAAGATAAAAGCCCTTCTCAACGCCGACCGCCTGGACGAAATTTTTATCCAACCATCCTTATTACCTGAAGGTTAATTATGAGTATTCGCGTAATGTCCCTCGTTTGGGATTCCAACTTAGAAAGTAGCAAAAAATTTGTACTTCTTTACTATGCAGACAGGGCCGGGGATGAAGGCGAAAACTCATTTCCGGCTATTAGTACCGTGATGAAAAAGACCGGCTACTCCGAAACGAGCGTTCACCGCATCGTTAGAAATTTGGTTCTTGATAATTTGCTTATTCCATGCGGTAAATCCGATTATGGCACGGTCAAATACCGCCTGAATCTTGAATTAATCGCCTCTTATAAGCCCCAAGAGGGTGCCAAAATAGCACCCCCAAAAACAGAGGGGGGGTGCCAAAATGGCACCGGGGGGGTGCCAAATACGCATGAAAAAGCCGTCAAAATGGCACCCAATACATCATTAATAAACACCATTAATAACCATCATATTACTTTACAGGAGCCCGAAAAAATGGAAACCGAAAAACCTGAAAATCTCTCAATCCGTGGACTTCCGACCGCCGCAGTCAAAAGGGGCGACTTTTTGGATGCAATGTTAGCTTTTCAGGGAGCCGGAGGCCCGGACGTTGGCCATTTTCCTGAAGAAGTTCGGGAATATATAGGCCAGTTTGCCCGCTCTTGGGCGGTTGATGTTCCGAGAAAGATCGGCAAGGGTGACGAGTTTTCCGCGTGGATAAAAGAGGGCCGGTTGCTTGTGGATGCTTGCCGGGAGTTTGGGCCTGAAGCTATCCGAGAGGCCCATGATGTCGAATTTATGAAATTCAAGTTTACAGTTGGCCGCCCAAGGGCGATTCTTTCGGTTGTCCGGGCCGCAGTTACAAGACTTCGAGAATCCGGGGCAGAGGCCACAACAGCCGCACAACTTGAAATAGCCGCGGCAAATCCTTTAGCCACTTATGACCCGGCCAAGGTTGCCGCCTTTCAATCTGCTATCCGCGGCAAAAACAACAGCGAAGGGGATTAGTTTATGAAAACAATCTCAGACATTATCACAGAAACCGAAAAGCCGACTATTCAAACCGTGAGGGAATTCAAGACCAGCCATGAGAATATTCCCGGTACAGGTTGCAAGCCCGATTGTCCTATATGCGGCGGGTTCGGGATGGTTCGGCGTGATCTTCCTATCCATGACCCTAATTTCGGGCGGGCTTTTCCCTGCCCCAATGCTGATTTATTCACCCTTTACGGAAAACGCACCGGAATTCTTGAGAGTGAACGGGCTCTTGATTGGTCAAAGATCATCAAAAACGAGAACGTCATGCAGGGAGTTCAAGCCGTTGGTGAGGCTCTTGATCGTGGCTATGGTTGGGTTTTCCTTTGGGGCGGGGTTGGTCTTGCCAAGACCTTGATACTCAAGATCGCAGTAGCCGAGAGTTTGCGAGGACGAAAACAGGCCAGCTATGCCCGGATGGCCGAAGTCATTGACGATTTACGCGGTTCTTTTGATGCAGACCGCCCGTCACGTGAAGGCGATACCCGGCTCCGGTGGTGGACTGAATCACCGGTTTTATGCCTGGATGAATTTGACCGGCTACGACAGACCGAATATGCAGAAGAACGCCGGTTCGTGATTATGGATAACCGCTACGAATCGGCCTTGGATAGAAAAACCGTCACGATTATGGCCAGCAACACAAACCCGGCCACTTATGATCCCTATCTGTTTGATCGTCTTCGTGACGGCCGCTTCAAGATTGTGAAACTCACCGGCGAATCTGCCAGACCTATGATGGGACTTGACCAATGAAATGTGACTTAACGATGCTCGTTGATCCTCCAATTTGCAAGACGCAATTTAGCCAAATGGCTATGGATGAAAGTTTAGACCATGAATTACTGAGCAAAGAAGATGAATTTAGTCTTATAAAAAAAGCTCAAGCCGGTGACCGAGAATCACGCGACAAAATAATCTCAATGAATCAAAGACTTGTGTTCAAAATTGCCCGCAAGTATTACATCGGAGGACTTCAGGCAACACAAGAAATGTCAGACCTGATGCAATGGGGCAACATGGGGCTACTCGAAGCCCTTGATAAATTCGACCTTAAGCGTGGGCATAAGTTTTCAACATACGCGGTTTGGTGGGTTCGTGCCTATATTCACCGCTATGGATTTGTCAATTCTTCAGAATTTTCTATAAGTTGTGGTTTTTCAGAAAAGATGAACAAAGTACGCCATGTCTTTGCGAAATTAGCTCAATCCCTTGGCCGAACCCCAACACAGGAAGAATTGATTACCGCTACCGGGTTCTCTGAAGAAATCATAAAAGAATCTTTGGTCGTTAGCCAGGTCACATTGAAATTAGATGCACCTGAAATAATAGCCCATGACGAATCAAGGGCCATGAGAAGTGAATTGATCGAGGATTCGGCACCCGGTACAGAAGAAATGGCATTCGCCAATTGTGAAGTCTCAGAGATTCAAAAAATCTTGTCTACACTTCCAGATAATTACGGTTTTGTCATAAAGCACCATTTTGGTATTGAGTGCGTCCCTATGACGCAAGAACAAATAGGCAAAAAACTTGGGATTACCGGCACACGGGTTCAGCAGATCGAACAAATGGCGCTTTATAAGATCAAAGAAATGTTATCCATGCCCGCCGAAATGCAATAAAAACAATCGGCAAGGCTTATATAGCTAAGGAGTACGGATATGATAAATATTCACAGCATACAGGAAAAATCGCATGTAGACGGCCCCGGCTTGCGTACTGTTTTATTTATGCAAGGGTGCCCAATCCAATGCCCCGGATGCCAAAACCGGCACTTATGGAGCCCCGGAAATGGCCATTTAGTCGATGAAGGCGAACTCGCTTTATCGCTTATGGCAGTTTCAAAAAACGGCAAGATCACCATAAGCGGCGGGGAGCCGTTCTCACAGCCCGCAGCATTATTCGGCCTTGTTGATCATCTTCGAGCCCTCGGCGCGAATCATATTATTGTTTATTCCGGCTACACCATTGAAGCCCTGACAAACCCCCTGAACGGAGCAAGACCCATCATTATGGCAATTCTCGGCATGATCGACGTGCTGGTCGATGGACCTTTCATCAAAGCAAAAGACGATGACCTTTTGACTTACCGCGGGAGCCGTAACCAAAGGGCGATTGATTCCAAAGTTTACTTTGAAACCGGAATTATCCATGACCTTGGATGGAACGACCCCGAAATAACCGTCACGGCTGAAGGTGCCCTCGTTCTTCCCGTGGGAGTAGCTAGCGAATTTGAAGAAATTGGCCAGACTGAAAATAGTCGCATGTGCGGCCAGACAAAGGGGGCGTGATGGGTCAATCATTTCATATTTCCCAAAACATAGCCGGGGCATTGGCGTACAGCGACAAAGATTTTATTGAAACTTTTGACGGTGTTTTCTCCGACGATAACGGTCGCCCGCTCCCGGCCACAGAGGCAAAAGAACTTTTGAAACAAGAACTAGCCGAAGGCCATAAATTGATTAGATCGGTCGGATGCGACAATTTTGACCCGTTCGAACATGGATGCCTGGGCCATAATCACCCGGAAGGAGGCTCATAATGTCTTTCACCGCCCGTATCTGGTGTACTCAATGCGGCAAAGTATTGCCTAATTCAAGAATTGAAAGCGGATATTGCGCCAAGTGTGCCAAGAATCCGTTTGATTACACAGTCAAATTTGATATTTTTCAAAAACAAAATAAGAAATCGACTGCTGGAAAAAGATATTTCAAAAAAGGCGACTTTCGCCATAACGACATTGTAAAGGTCTTGGGCTCCGGGCTACCGGTCAAAAAGAATTCAACCGGCCGCCTGATTGACCACATGGGCAATGGAATGCTTTTAGTTGCATTCGATCAAGTTTGTACTCGAATCTCGAAAGACCATCTAAAAACAGTTGAAAGGATAGGAAGGTAAAAGTATGAATAATAGCGGGTTCAACATAGGCGATAAAGTAAGGGTGCGGGGAAGTTTGCGCCGCGGGGTTGTAGATAGCTTGTTGGTGGTTAGTTGGGTGAATGTTCGTTTTACGAGACTTAACGGCAAAACCTACACGGAAAATTTCTCCCCCGAAAAACTCAAATTGATCAAGCGCGCAAAGGTGACAAATTGAACACGGCCCAAGATGTAAAAATGTCTCAAGAAATAAGGGCACAGGAACCAATCAAGAAAAAGCCAGACGAAAAGAAATTGACTTATACTGAAGCCGTGGCCTTGGTGCCGGGTGAAGAATTGGTCACCGCTATGGTGCAAAAGGGTATTGACCTGAAAAATACCAAATGGACGCGCCGACGTTCCCTTGATGAACTCCGCGCCGCCCCGTCTGGAAGTATTCGTCTGATTGGGCCAGACAAAGCATTCCCCCTGACCATCGTCTTTTTGAGAAAACAGGCTAATGGTTATTTCTATGCCTTTATAAAGGCAATCCAACCGGAAGAAGAAAGCAAGACCGAAAAGGTGACAGAATGACCGACGAAGAAGATCAAAAAGCCCGTGCTTTAGCCCGTAAAACCAAAGTTTCAAATATCTGCAAGTGGCTAATGTTTATGAATCCGGTTGTAATGGACACCGAAACGACCGGTTTCAAATGTGATAGTGAAGTGGTCGAGGTGTCGATTATTGACGGCCGGTCTGAATCTGTAATTTTTTCAGAACTGATTAAGCCAAGGGTGCCGATTACTGATGAAGTAGCCAAGATCAACAACATCACAAACGAAATGCTTGAGCCGTGCCCTTCCATGCCAGCTAAATGGCATTCAATCAAAGACTTGCTCGATGGAAAGTGCATCGTCGCTTATAACGCTACTTTTGATCAGCGGTTACTTGGTCAGTCGGCCGATGTTTGGGGTATTGATACATCAATTTCATTTTTAGCGTGGTTTGACCTCATGCAACTTTATGCCGAATTTCACGGGGCTTGGAATGGTAAGCGCCAATGTTGGCAAAGTATCAAGCTGGCCGTAGCGGCCGAACAAATGGGCATCAAGGCCGATTCTGCATACCACCGGGCACTTGCTGACACCATCGTAACCCGTCGGCTTATGATCGCCCTGGCTAACTGGAAACCGGAGCAAGATCGTGGCTAGTAGCCCAAAAGCAAGCATGGGGTATGCCCCGGATTTATGGAATGTCGATAAACACGCTGAAAGCCAGATCATTGAAACCGTCGCGGCCATCAATGCCGGAAAACCTTTTCTTGTCTTGACGGTGGATAGTGAGATATTTCACACGGTTTATGACCTTCTCAGGCACGTTAGGCGGGCTCTGAATAACTGGACTTCAGAGGACGAACAAAAATACATTGAAACAATTTCTAAGTGGGGCCGCTAAACAGCGCGGCCCTGCAATTTTTTATTTCGGCAAGGCTTATATAAGTAATCCAATATGACAGGTGAATAGATGCTACGTGAAGCTGCCTTTATCGTTATAACCGTCCTTTCCGGCATTGTGATCATGGTCTATTTTTTGGCCATTGTGCTTATAGCGCGTTCAATTTTCACCCCTTGGAAAACTTATCAGGAGGACACCGAAAACCATGAAAAAGAATAAAAGAGTACCCCCGGCGGTCTTGGATGAATACGCGGCGAACGTGAAGGCCGCGAATGGGCCGGCGAAGATGGCTTCAGCCAAAACCCTGGCTTATTCAAGGCTTAATAGTCTGTTTGGCCGAAACTTCGGCACCGATTACCGCGACGAAATTGAAGAAGAACTCAAGAACGTTCGAATCAAGAACGGAAAGGAATAATCCAATGACCACAAATGAAATCACTCAAGACCAATGGGAATTAATCAAGGCAAGTTTAGCTAGATTTTTTGAAACCTTGGCAGAAACGCTTCGAGAGGTTTTTAGGCTCATTGCCTATCCAATTCGCGTGATGATTAGCCACCAGCAGGATATACAAAAACTCAAAAAAATATTGGATGATGCGATTAAGCCTGAAGGCGTGGCCAAAAGAATGGCCATTGATCTTGAAGCCGCCGAAGATGCTCTTAATAACCTTTGGGAATTATCCGGGCCACATGATCACGAATGGGAAAACCCTCAAGAGGTATATTGGCACCTTGTTGGACGTGTGAAGAAAGCCCCGAAGAAAAAAGGCGGTAAGAAATGCTAACCACCGACCAGATTCTAGCCATGACTGACAATGAAATAAACGTCGAAATGACAAGAGCCGATGGAGTAAAGGTTGAACAGCGGGAATATTTTGTACAAGGCGAACCCGCGTTTGAAGTGTTCGCTCCCGGTGAGACTGAACACGGTTACATTTGCAATATTACGAAATTCCCTCATTACACGACTAATATTCATACTATTTTTGAATTCCTTGAGAGCCACATTACAACCGAGGCCGACCGCTACGATTACGGGAAAGCCCTCAATAATCTCATAAAAAGCAAGCACCGGATGATTAGTACGTCCGAATATATGTACTTTTTGGCCAATGCCACCCCGGACGAACGGTGCCGCGCCTATTTGATCATGGTCAATGTCATGCGCGGAGAAAAGGCGACAGAATGACCCACCTCGACACCGGCGTAATCAAAAGAGAATCATTCCCGGTTATGGTCGATGCCTACGATACCGCCTGTAAAGAGATTGACCAAGCATTCGAGTTATTCCACAATGCAAAACTAAGGCTTGAATCCGCTTTCGGTGGTGGTCTTGGTGCATCTTTTGACTGCATTTATCAACTTCGGTACTCCAATAACTCAAAAGATATAAAAAAGAATATCAAAAAATCGGCATGGGAGGCTTTTCTTAATCGCCTTGAAATCAAGAAGTTTATGTCAATCAAAGACTTGGAGAAATTTTATAAGTCCTTCGAAGATGTAAATAAGATTCCAGATATTACCATCGACGCATTGATCGAGATTCAAACCGGACTTATGAATACGGCTCCCGATTATGCAAAGCGATTGGCGCTCGAAGCCTATGAGATTTTGATGCCTGGGGCTTCAGAAAGAAACCATCACAAAACGAACCATAAATATGCCCGCGGTACCCTTGGCCAAAAAGTCATTCTAACTTGGTGTATTGAATCGGCTTATTGTGGCGGTAATTTCCATGTAGGCTATGGCCACAACGAAAACCGCATCATGGCCATTGATAAAGTTTTTCATGTTCTTGACGGTAAAGGTGTCCCCGCCGGTTATCGTTCTCCACTCGTGGACACAATCAACAGCACGTCGGTTTCGGTTGGTCAAGGTGAAACGGATTACTTCAAATTCAAATGCTACATGAATCATAATCTTCACCTGCAATTCAAGCGCCCTGACCTCGTACAAAAACTGAATCAAATTGCGGGCGATAGATCAAGGGTGGCTGAATGAGCAAAAGACCCCCTACCCCAAGAAGTATTGCAATGGAGGCCGCTTACCCGGTTATGGGAATTCTTCAGCCTCTTTGTGACCGTGTAGAATTCGCCGGTTCAATTCGGCGATTGCGCCCGGTTGTTGGCGACGTTGAGATTATCTGTATTCCAAAAGTTGTAACTGACCTTCTCGGCGAAGTGAACGAGGAAGCTACCGCGTTCGTGGTTTATTCTGCCCTTGAATCCGCAGGTTATAAGATGATCAAGAATGGGCCATATTTCAAACAATTTGACCTTGGAAATATCTTGTGTGAGTTGCACCTTACCACGCCTGAAAAGTGGGGGGTCAAATGGTTGATCACGACCGGGTCAGAAGAATACTCGCACAACATGGTTACCCCGCGGCAAAAATACGGGTACATGCCCTCTAATCTGCACGTGAAAGAATGCCGTGTATGGGACGGAAAAACCGCTCTCGACACCCCGGAAGAAATCGACATATTCAAGATTTACGGTCTTGAATTTGTCCCGCCGAACAAACGAATTCAATAATATCCCCTCCCTAAAGAACAGGTCGCAAAATCGCGGCCTGTTCTGCATTTAAGCAATTATTTGTTTTGGCAAGGCTTATATAAGTAATCTAAAAGGAGTTTTCTTCATGTCAGACACCCAAACTCAAGACCTCCGCGCCGAAATTGCGGCAAAGGTCGGGATTGAACCCGACAAAATCAAAACGGTACAGCTTCAGCTTGACCGGTTGCGCCGTCAAGGCTTGCTAATAGACCTCAACGTATCAGGAACCGGGATCTTCTCAAAAACGGCTAATTGGTCTGACCTTGGAATAAAAGAAGGTGATGACCCGCGCCCGGACAGGTTCACCCGTGGCCAAAAGTACCTCATTCCAGAAGTTGAAATCAAAAGACTTCGCTCAGTCGAAACAAAAATGCGGCAATGGTTGAACCGGCTCTCTTATGATATTCACGGCTTCAAACCCTACCGATGGCTCCCCGTGACGGCTTATAGCGAATGGCGAAGGCGATTTTCACAGTATCAAACCGAATTTGAAGAAATCAAGGCCGATATTTTGGCCAACTATGACACCTATATTGACCTAATCCGCGAAGGCTATACCACCGTTGCAGAGGCTTCATGGAAGTCGATTAAGGATGCAGAGTACGAATGGGTAATCATCGAGGGCCGAAGCTATGACCGTGAGGGTTTTATCGAATTCATTATCCGGTCAGCGATTGCCGCTATGCCGACCCGTGAGGCCATTGAAAAAAATGTAAAGTGCGATTATGTCACGGCCTTGGTCTACGGGGCCGAAGATGTGGCCAAAGATCAAGCCAATGCAGAAGAAATCCGGGCAAAGACGGCAGAAGAACGCACGGCGCACGAAATCGCCATACGGGCCGAAGATACCCAACTCCGAATTTTGGAACAGCAACAGGCCCACGAAAACCGAATGCAACGCCTGAAGGAACAAGAACTCGAACTTCAAATAGATAATATGCTGCGGGCCGAAGTTGAACACGCCCGAACTCAACTTGGCGAAATCGTGAACCCTTATGCCGAGGTCTTTTCGGCATTGCGTAACCAGATCGCCCAGGACGCGGCAGAAATGCTTGAATCCATCAAGAAAAGTGGCCATGTACAGGGCAAGGTTGCCGAGCGCGGTCTTGGCTTACTTGACACCTTCGAACTCTTGGCGGTGCATGATGACTTTGAACTGCATACCCGCCTAAAAAGACTGCGGGCCGCCATTGGCCCTGTGGGGAATGGCCGAACCGAATTGACCCCGGAGCGAAACCCGGCAGAAGTAGCGGCCATCCTTGAGCAAATTCGGGAATTATCTCATACCGCGGCCCAAGACCTGATTGAAGGGCCGAGCCGGTTTAGTTTGATCGAATAGGGGCGATTCTATGGATGAATTAAAGGCGTGTCCGTTTTGTGGAAGTGAAGGCGAAATAAAACAATCATATTTTCTAAAAAATGGTTGGTTTGCGGTTGGATGTACAAAAGATGATTGTATTGCAAATAACGCAGAGCAAGACGAACAAGGCGGTTTTTCGGCTGAATATAAAACAAACCAAGAGGCGATTGACGCATGGAATAACCGCCCCGCCGAGGCCGCACTAACCACCGAATCAGAAAGATGCAAAGAAAATTACAAATACGCTAGGGCACTCGATATTGAACATTGCCGCATTCTAAATAAGTCCATTAGGGGGCCGAAGTGAGCGACGAATACACCGAAGAAATGAAACCCGTGTTTATCGCCCGGATTTTCGACAAGGTCATGCCTTGGCTTATAGTGCGGGAGGACACCCGGCGGGAGGCTGCCGTTACTTTTTTTGAGGCGCTTGATAAAGGCGTGATTTACCCCGGCGACACATTTATTATTGAGGTCGGGGAGCCTCACAAAAAGATGATCACGAAATACCGTGTATTAGTTTTGGAAAATAATCTAAAAGAAATCGAGGCGATAGGAATATGAGTGACGGAAAACCTAAATGCAGTTATTTTGGATGTGAGTTTTTTATCGCAGACAGCGAGATCAATAGCAAGGACGCTATGAAATTTTGCGAAACTCACTTGGAAGAAGTCAATAAGCTGATGTATTGCCTTGACCCTAAAAAAATATTGGCTTTTTGGGTTAGGGCTCAAGGTGGCGCAAAGAGAGCGGCAGACCGTTTGTTACATGGAGATAAAAATGAGCAATAAATGCCCTGTTTGTAAAAAATACATGATATTCCCTGATACCCACAGGTGTTTGCCAGCATTTGAGTGCCGGCGCAGTTATGACGATGGCCATGATGGCGAATGGGAGAAAGTTCACGCCCTTGATTCTGAAGGTGCCGTAATTGATTATTGCGAGGAAGGCTTTTCGGATTGGGAATACCCGTCAAGCGGATTCAAGATCGACGTAAAAACAGCGTTCACAGATGGGCCAATTGAGGTCTTTGAGGTCGAAGTCGAATCGAGGCCGCACTTTTATGCCTCAGAGGTTCGCACTTGTTCAGACGAAGAACACGCTGAAGAAGGGGCGGGCGACTAATGGGATGGTATGGCGTAGATTTTGACGGGACCTTAGTTGAGACAATGCCTCCGGGTCAATACGAACACGGAAAACACGGCGCTCCAATTATGCCGATGATCGACAAGGTAAATGATCTCTTGGGTTCAGGAAAAGAAGTTCGCATCTTCACAGCGCGGGCTGATTACCATACGGGATTGGCAGAAATAAAAAATGTGAGTAAAGACCTTTTTGCAATTGATGAATTTTGCAAAAAATACTTTCATCAAAGACTTAAAGTGACCGCAATAAAAGATTATGAAATGATTGAACTTTGGGATGATAGGGCGCGTGGTGTCGTTGTCAATACCGGGGAGTTTGCGGTTGATGTGATCAAGGCAGGAATGCGAGAAAATAAATAATGGATAACGCAAATAATTCTCTTTACATGAAATATCCAAAAAGCCTGCAAAACTTCAAAACAAGCTGCACATTATGGGGTAAGCCGGGATGGATTGAAACTTCAGGCGAAAACCCCCTCGACGCAGGGCGTAGGCTTGCTCAAGATGTTTACGACAATTCAGAACGTTACAACGAGCCAAACGAGATCACAGTAAAGGTTCGATGGACAGAACCGAGCGCATTCAAAGAAACGGAATTTATTTTTACTTTCGAGGTCGTGGCCAGGATTGAATTGAGGTCATCCTTGACTTACGAGGTCGAAAAGGAAGGATAAAAATGAGCCCGAAACCAAACCAAACCGAACCAATCAAGCTAAACCTGCCCAAAACTTCAAAATGGGCCGAATATTGGGCCGTGCAATCGGCCAGCCGCCCGGAAGTCGAATACATCATAGCCAAGGCCCATGATGGCGCGTTCGGCTGTTCTTGCCCCCGTTGGAAATTCAAGCGGGAATTCTGCAAGCACATTCAACAGGTTCAAGCGTTCGAACTAATAGACCCGATGGAACCGAAGATCATTGAATTATCCCCAGCCCGCGTGGCCAATATTGAAAAGGCCCTCTCCCGGTTCTCTTTTCTTGAGTAGGTAAATCATGGCCAAACCCTTCAAATATCTAACCGTAACGAAGGCCGGGACACCACGCCCCCCGGCCTTCGGTGGGGATGAATTCGGAACCGGCGACGAATTGGCCGAATACATTAAGGCCGCCTTCCCGTCCATGAAAGTAGATAATGCCGGGCCAAATGAGAGCTATACCACTTTTCAAGTTGTCTCACAAGCCGGGCGACCCGCCGAGACTAATCATTGGAAGGATGGGATTTACGCTAACTTTGAAGTAAATATACCGCCCGCGCTTGAACACTTAAACGGTACATGTCAAATAATTTCTGCCAATAGTGATCGAATTGACACATGGCGTTTTGGCTCCTTCGAAATGCTAGGCGCTCGACCGGACAAATTTGAGGATGATAGCCGATATGTTAAGGAAAAATGGCCTGTATTTTTTGGTGGTGACCCTTGCCAAACAGTTCTTATGATCTTCAACGGTGAATATATATGCAGTTGCCAGAATTACAGAAATGATCGCCACGCCACTAATTGCAGACATATCATACAGGTATTATCTATTAAACTGTTTGCTAAGTTATGCCTTGCCAACCGGGCGAACTTCCCCGCATGGAACCTCCCGCCGAGCCGTGATTACTCTCGTTTTGCCTTTCTTGAAAGCAAGTAAAACCCCGGATTTACTATAACCACTATCAAATTATAAAAACAATTCAATAGAACTTGCCATAATACACAATTTTTACTTGCGGGAAGGCTTATACAAGTAAGAAAAACTATAAAGCGTTGGGAGGCGCGACCATGAAAACCACAGCAACCGAACAGCTTGACCGGTATATAAGGGCCCGATACCCCTTGATTGCGGTCATTTCGCACGAAGAAAACCGGGTATTTAATCAAATTAGGTTAGTAGCCAAGGCCAGAAAGCGGCGGGTTATAGTCTGGACAATTACCGGCGGGATGCAAGAGGTTAAGCCGATAAATGGCGGGGCATTTACTCCGGGCGGTGAATTTGATGCAGATTCGACCCGTGAGCCAATCGCGGCCTTTGAAGAAATTCTAAAACTCGAAGATAAAAACGACCCGGACGCTAAAGATAATGCAATCCTTTTCGTGTTCAAAGACTTTCACAACATTATAAATCTTGGGGGCGGTCGGTTTGACCCCATAATGACCCGCTATCTCCGCGACATTACGGCCAAATTTTCGACCTCATACCATAACATTGTATTTTTATCCCCTTCTTTTCAGATCCCGCCCGACCTTGAGAAAACATTAGCCGTGATCAACTGGCCATTACCCGAAACCGACGAACTCAAGAAAATCCTTGAGAATTGCGAAAAGGATTTACCCGCGAAGAAACAAAACACACTTGAGGGCGACCGTAGCCAGATCATTGGAGCCATGCGGGGACTGACTGCCTTTGAATCAGAAAGTGTATTGTTATCCTCAATCGTGGCCACCGATGAACTCGGCGATTCCTGCATACCTTTTATTGTGGAAGAAAAGAGCCAGATAATCAAAAAATCCGGGGTACTGGAATACTTCGACACTTCGGTAACGATGGATAATATCGGCGGTTTGACCAGGCTAAAAGAATATGCCGCCATGAAGAAAGCGGCCTTTTCAGAAAGGGCACGGCTGGCCGGTATTGATGCCCCCAAGGGTGTGCTGCTGGTCGGCGTGCCCGGCACCGGCAAAAGTCTTTCAGCAAAAGCGATAGCCGGGGGAACTATGCCCCTTCTTCGTATGGATGTAGGTTCACTCATGGCCGGGCATGTTGGCGAATCCGAATCCAACATGAGCCAAGCCCTGAAAGTGGCCGAAGCCGTGGCCCCATGTGTTCTTTGGATTGATGAAATTGAAAAGGCACTCGGCGGGGTAGAATCTTCGGCCGAATCCGACGGCGGCACCTTGGCCCGTGTCTTTGGGGCCTTCCTCACTTGGATGCAGGAAACAAAAAGCCCGGTCTATGTCGTGGCCACGGCCAATGACGCAAGGGGCCTGAAGCCTGAACTAATCAGCCGGTTTGATGATATTTTATGGGTAGACCTTCCAAATAAAGAGGCACGGGCGGCTATCCTGAATATTCACATTACAAAGCGTGGGTATAACTCTTGTGATTACGAACTCGAAAAGATAGCCGATGCGGTTTATGGATATTCAGGCCGCGAGATCGAAAAGGTCGTAAAGACCGCCATTGAAAAAGCATTTTTCTTATGCCGGCCACTCGAACAAAATGATTTTATCCGGGCCGCCTCTCAGATCGTTTCAATCAATGTCACCATGAAAGAGAAAATTGAAACCCTGCGGGCATGGGCCAACAACCGGGCAATGCCGGCCGACGAACCTCTTGAAATGGCCCCTAAAAATGCCGCTGTTTTAGAAATCGAGGACGGCCGAAGAAAAGTTACCGAATAATTGCCGGAAAGTTACCGGAAATATTCGGATAATAACGGTAATATTTTGGCAATTTGCACACTTTGAAGTTGGCAAGGCTTATATAAATAAGAGGATAAAATGACCCATCCAACCCAAATTTTAGTAAGAATGGAAAACACAAACGCCTCGGGGCAAAACCTCGCGGCTATTTTGCCGATGACACCAGCTTTCAAAAAGGGGGTGGTATCGGCAAAAGGTGCGATTAGAACAATTAAGCGCGGGTTTGATTGCCAGCGGAATGAAGTATCGGTTACCTTTGCCCTGCACAACATACCCGCCGTGTTCGAATTCGACCTGCCCCGCAACATTCAAGGCCAACTCAATCAGCTTGGCTACGCCATGATCACCGAAGGCCAGCCAGCCCCCACAAAAAGCCAGTTGATCGAATTTGTAGAGGCTAAGACACAATCTGAAGGCGACACCTATTTGCACGCTTGGTCAGACGTTGGTTATCTCATATCTAGCCGCATCCCCTTTATCCTAATTCGAGAGGAAAAAAATGAGCAAGTACAAGGTAATTAAAACAGAATTCAAGAACGGCGAATCCTTGAAAAAGGCCCTTGATGAAATGGGCGTGAAATATGAGTTTGGCGGGAACTTTCGCGACAACACCGTGACCCTTAGAACATCTTGGGCCAGTTACGGGAGCCAAAATCACCCGGTAGTATTCGCCATCCAACGTGACGAGGCCCGCTTATCCGGCCTTGGCCAAATGGACGGCCTCGGCTTCAAATGGACGGGCACCGGTTACGACTTGATTGAGGATAGCAACCACGGTCAGCCTCAATCAGTCATCGACAAAATGAACATCTTACGCCAAAAGTATGCCGTCAATGAAATCAGGCGGCAAGCACGGGTAAAAGGGTACTCCGTTCGGGAACAGGCCCAAACAGACGGCACCATCCAAATGACACTTGTTAGGAGGTAACAGCGTGGCAACCAATCAGCCCCACCAAATTGTATTAAAGGTCAAGACCGACGGGAAGATCACCGGGGAAGTGAAAGGCGTATCCGGCGCGGCTTGTGAGCCCCTCTCGAAATGGCTTGATGAACTCGGAAACGTCGAAATTGACAGCAAAACCCTGGATTTTTCCCGGCCTGACAGTCAAAACCTGACACAGAGACACTAAAAATTAGAACATACGCGCTAAGGGCATTAGGAGGCCCGTAGCGCGTTTTTGTTTATCAGGGTATACAAACACCCATAAAAGATTGTAGCAATTAAATTCTATGATAAAAATTTAACCCCACCCGCCTAAAAATGGCCTGTTAGCAATCATGTTCTACAATTTCACCCACTTAAGAGATAAGGCCCGCGTTATGCGGGCCTTTCTCTCCCTATCTACCGGTAAAGGTTCTCCGTAGGGTCAGAGGACTTAGTCATTATAGCTTTTTCAAGCCCCACACTTAAGCAGGAACCGTAAAGGCTAAAGAAATCCATCCCCGATAATCAGACAAGAGGCCCCACCCGTCTTGTTCTTTGATGATTGATGCCGGTTCGCCGTTTTTCATGGCCCCGACCTTATTTGAATCGTTAGTCAAGGCGACCGGGGTAGAGCGGATTTTCAAGCCATTCGAGGCATTTACTTTCACGCGCTTGATCACTTGGCTACCGTTTAGCTTGGTACCAATTGGCATGACGGGGGCGACATAAGCACAAGCCGGGTTTTTCAATGGTTCAAGGCCCGCGGCCTTCCATGCGGCGAAAAATACATCATTCGGGATGGTTACATATTTCCCGCCCACTCCCTCATACAAAGGGTCGTGAATGATGATTGAATCCGTGGTGAATCCGACGGCTACAATGAAATGAAAACCCTGAAAAGTTTTTGAAGATAGCCCTGCCTCGACAAACTCTTTATAGCGTATGAGACACATCACCGGGCGGCCTGATGCTAACAATTCATACAGGCGGCCCGGCGTAGCATTGGCGGCATACTCGGACTGAACCCCGTAAGACTTCAGCACCCCCATTACCTGAGACATTGACAGGTATTGATCAGCAACTACCCCGGTTTTGAAAAAGAAATCATCCGGGGTTACCACCGCCCCGGCAATCGAGCCGGTAATCATAGCGCCGCAAGCCGCGCCGCAATCATTAGCCCTCTTATCTGCACCGGGGCCAATCTGCGGTATATAAGGCACATTCAAGGCACGGGCTTTATTTTCAAGCGTGATAAATACGGGCATTTCAACACCTCCGGGGTCATCTTCTAGTTGTGGTTTTGTTGCTTCAGGCATAGCGCCGAAAAATTCCGCGGCCGGGACTTGGCCACGGTAGACATTGCCATCAATGGCAATAGGGCGCACTTGATAGACGCTCCACACTCCCTCAACCAAAAAGTAATCGCCCGTCCATTGCCACCATACCAAATTTTCGGGAGTACAGCCCGCGGGGAGTTTTGGCATTCTTGTGATGGCCGGGGAATACTTCGATTGAACGTCGGCCCAAGTCGTCTTGAGATCAGGGCCATCGTACAGGTATTCAGCAAGCCAAATGTACTCTTTTGGTAGCCACGTGAGCATTGCCTTTGAATACCCATTGATAAACCAATTGGCCGAATAGACGATAACCTTTATTGACGTGTGTTTCTTCAGGTAATCGGTCATCATCCGGGTATTTTCAGAGATCACCGCGCCGGGCACGGTCGGGATTTTATATTCTTCTTTAGTGCCGCGGTATTTCTTCCAAATATTCCAATCGGCCCACCAATGTTCAGCGTCCACCGAAAGAGAGCGAACCGGCACGCCAGAATCAATTACTTTTTGGGCTAATGATAAAAAGTGCTTTGCCTGATCGGTTGCAGACGTAGCCGGGTCACTCAATTTATAAGATGGGTCATTCCAGTAGTAAAGATGCACCCTTTTACCGGCCGCGTGCGCCCCCTGGGCGTGTTCAAGGTACTTTTTTGAGTTTACGGTACCCGACCCGCCCGCTTTGATGACCACGTCCGTAACGAAGGCCGGGACCTTACCCCATTCGATTTTTTGTTCATAGTCCGAAATGTCGTAGGTTATGGTTTTGCGGTCAATGTCAAGTAATTCTTGATAAGTCATTTTTATGCCTTTGTCTTTATAAACTGATAGATTACGAACCCTTGATCGCAACGCCGATTAGAGCAGCGTAATTGGAGCTAAAAGTCCATCCCATTGATGTATTTTCTGCAACGCCGGGCTTGATAGACATACCTAAATAACTGCTAAAGCCAGTATTAAAAGCAGTCTGTCCAGCAACTGGGGTATTGCTTGTGCCGTAACTTCCCAAAACGTCAATCATTACATCGCCAATTGCAGAGCTTGGGCTTACAGATATACTTGCGCCCGGTGAAACAGTTGTTGAAGAAATCGCCCGGAGGGGAACGGCTTGTGTGCCAATCCAATTAGTTGCATAACCTAAACTTGGTTGAGCCATTGTGCCCGTAAAATTACAGGTGATCGTTTGGTTTCCGGGCGTAGGGTTTTTCAAAAAAGCAATACAGATGAGGCGCGAACCGTCATAGATTATTTTGTTAGAAACATCCATTGACTGAGCCCCACAGGTTATAGAAGTAAGGCCGGTGCAGGCATATACCGCACTGATGCCAATAATCAGGCAATCAGTTCCGCTGTCTACCGTATGAGCCCATGTAAGTCCATTACCGGAAGCCTTATACCCGCTCGATACTGACGAAAGCATTTGCAAACTTTTTGCTGGCACAATGAATTCACCAGTTTTTGAAAAATGCCTTAATTGGTCAGTAATTCCAGATAAAACACCCTGAATGAATCTTGAAACCCAATTGAGTGCCGATTGCCAAACCGATATAAGCAACCATGACCGATCAAAGTAAAGTAAGTTGTAATTCGCCATTTTATAACTCCTTATATGGGACAAATGCAGAGCCGACCTTGCTAGCCGCGCCTTGTTTTGTCTGAAGCGCATACCCGATAGGCAAGTCAATTGCCGGGTCGATAAACCATGCAGAACCTTGAGTAAGGGTCTTGGTCATCAGCATTTTGACGTTTGAACTTCCGTCGATAACCTGTAATCCAAGAGTTTGCGTGGTTGCCTCGTTATTAACTAAACAAGCACCCTCAATTACTGATTTTTTAGATGCAGTAAAAATAGTTTGCCAAGCGGTGCCGGTGAAATTCAACACAGCCGCCGCGCCCGCCCAAATACCATAAGAAGCAACGGCATGGCCTGCGCAAGTAGCGCCCACTTTGGCTTGAATTTTTGTATTGGTGTCAAGTTTCCACGGAAAAGCTAACAATAGGCGCTCGCCGGCATTTAGGAATATCTGAATCGGAACGTAATCAACTGCGCTTCTAATTACCTTTAGGTAAAAGTCAGTCCCGACCGTTGCATCTTCATTCGACAAAACGATAGAACTTACTTGATAAACGCCAGATGCTGGAGCGGCTACCAAGTCCTGATAAGAAGTTGAAAGGGTCAAGAATGCCGTTTCGGTCGGAGTGAAAACCCCACCACCAGCCCCGCCTACAATCATCCAGACAGAGCCGTTATGGCGTAAAGTTACGGCCATATCGGCGGTCAAGGATAAATCAGCCCCGCCCGGCAAGCTAATATTTCCCGTGGCATGCTTTAGTTTCACCACATGAGCCACATTGGCTAAGATTAGATTGATAATGTCACCGGACACGCCGCCATTGATGGTGTCGAGATCATCGGCGCCGGCCCCACCTTCGGTATCGACACTATAAAACCCTTCACCATCCGACGGGGCAACCGTGACGGCCCCTGAAGCCACGGTTTTGGCCGCGCCGTCCATTGATAATTGACGAGCCGCATCATTTCTTAATCCATTAAATAAGGGGGGCGTAAGTGGCGTTCTTACAGAGGTTGAAACAAGATCAGTATTCATTATTCCGCTCCTTCCGTAATGTCATAGTCAAAAGTCAGGTCTAGCGCCCCCAGGTGGTTATCTTTCAACTGAACATAATGCGAAAACATGGTGCCAGAGCCGGGGGTAGATGATGCCGCGCCCCCAAAAACTCCGGCCTCTTTGAGATCATAAGTACATTCAGCCGCCGCGTAAAAAACAGAAAAAGACACAGTATTACCGGCCTGACTAGACAAAGTCCAAACCTTTCTATTGACTTCAGCTACTAAGGCGGTGTCACCCGGCAAAAGTGTAGCTACTCCCGTGCCGATGGCATGGTAAGTGAGACCGACCGGGCCAAGGTTCAATAAAAACGCCCCTACCAAAGAAAGGCCAGAATCGACAATCTGATTTTTGACCGTGTTCTCATGCTGTAAAGCGCCGCACCCACGGGCAACGTCTTGGGCTTGTCTGATATTCAAGCCGCAATCAAGCCATTTTTGCAATGCGCCGGGTGTCCACGCCCGCATTGTTGATCTACCCGAAAAACGTAAAGTCTCTTTTTCCATCAGTCCTCTTTCTATGGGGCTATGCAACAAAAACCAATATCGGCACATTCAAGCGGGTCAGGGGAAATGTAGTAAGGGCCAACCGAATCAGATACCGCGAACGATTCAGCAAAAGTGATTGTCTCGGCTTGCTGTAAAATCTCGTCTAAAACCTCATTGGTCAGCCATTCAGCCGGTTTTTCGCTTGCCTTAGCCAAACTCATAATCAAATCAATCAGAGTAGGACTGTACACGCCGACTGCCACGTCATACTTAACCCGACCGTTTACATCAACAACCGCGGCTACTCTTTGCACCAAGAAGTTTTGAGCAATATTTCTTAGCTCATTTCGAAGTTTTACGACTTGCCCGGCTCTCAATCCGGGTTGATAAAGGCTAAAAGATAATGCCGTGGTGCAGATTGAACTTTTAGCAAGTAATGCTTTTGCCGCAAGTTTTGCCGTGGCCTTTGAAGTGATGGAGTTATCCACGATCAAACCATCAAAGTACATGCCGTAATGCGCGAATGAAGCGGGATCTGTGATTCTTGTTCTCAGAGGTACGTCGTATTTTGCGGTAATCTTCACGGCATTTGCCAAGGCGGGCCACATGGTTGCCTGTTCAAGTACCTTTTCTCCAAAATAGAAAAGAACATCGTTTGCATCTACAAGTTGGTCGATATATCCGACCTTTACGGTCAAGGCCGTCCAGACAGGCACCGCGTAAGTACCGTCATTGCGCCATACTTGAATTGCTGAATATCCATCGGGAGCATGGAACTTGAAAGGCAAGGCGACACGCGAATCCGCGCCCGTTCCAGCTAAGTAGAAAGTGGCATCAGCCGATTGGTAAGAGCCGCCGACCACTTCTACTCGATTGATCACCCCGGAGCCGTCAAGGTTGCGGAGTAGGTTGTTGTAAGGGTAAGAGGTTGAATAATTCGGATTATCCGACAACTCAAACGGGGCTTTGCTTGATTCTGAAGTAAAAAAGTGAAGTTTTTTATCTTCATCCACGTACCAATCAGCGTTGCCAAAACTGGCCAAGGTCTTGATCGCATCAAGCAAGGTACAGCGATTGAACCGCATCTTGTCATGTGTTCTTGTCACTGAAACAAAGGTTGAAACGTCGAACCCTTCACCCGGCAAGAATTGACTGAAAAGGTCGGCAATTATCGCCTTGTCGGTCATGTTCTGGTATTCGATTTTCACGCGGATTGTAGCAAACCGGATTGAGTAATCACTTGCCGCAATTGTGTATTCGAGGCCCAGGTCTCGGCCGTCTTTGTCGGCGGGCTTGAGTAAGTACCCGCCGAATATTTTCTCGCTCCCGTCGTAGGCTACAACTTCCTGCCAATCACTCGGCGCGCTTGGGGGCGCGTCGAGGATGGCATCGAGGGTATCAATTTGTTGGGTCAAGACATTGTTTATCTTGAGGCTACCCGGCCGGACATATTCGGTATAGTCCACGCCGCCAATGAAAAGAGAGGCCGTTATGCGGTCAGGGAATGTCATGAAAACCTCAACTTTACGCCTTGACCGGTCAGCTTTTCATAAATCGAACTTGCTACCGCGTCCGGGTCACCGGCACCGGAAACGTAAATCGTGACCGGGGATGAATAACTCGTAACGGTTGAAGTGCTATTACTAAGCAAGCCGGGCATGATCTGGCTCATTTTGCCTGAAGCATTCACCATAGCCGTTACCGGGACTTGCAAGCCGTCACCGATACCTTTAGCCATGCCAAGCATGAGATTTTCACCAATGCCAGCAAAAACGGTCGAGGGACTTTTGATACCAAGAATGTTTTTTGCCGTCTTTACAATGTCATCCCATGCGCCTTTTAGCCACGACTTGACTTCTTCAATTTTGGTCTTAATTGAATTGAAAAAGCCTTGAATCATATCCGTGCCGGCTTGTTTCCATTCGCCGAATTTGTCTTTGACCTTCTGGATAGCGTCTTTCAGGAAGGTTTCGATACCCGTCTTGATTTCTGTAAACTTTGTTGTAATGCCTGTCTTGATCTTCTCCCATAAATCCACAACAAAGTTTTTGATGATCGTCCAGTTTTCAGACCATGTATTATTGACAGCCTTGAACTTCACGCCAAACCATGAAAGGATTGTGCCGACGAAATTTACTGCAGCTTGAATTGCACCGTTCAGCACGTTCATAACAATGCTGCCAAGTGCCGCCCATGCAGCTTGCCAATCCCCCGTTACAAGAGCCATGATGAACTTGACTAAGTCACCAAGGATGGCGAAAAGCATTGAGAGAATAGGCGAAATGATGTTCCAAACCAATTTCAGGGCTTCGCCGATGACCATAAATACGCCAGATAGAAATACCTGAAGTTTTCCGAATTCGTCTTTCATTTTTTCCATGAAAGACTGAATCAAAGGCCCGTTCGCTACAAACCATTGAGAAAACCGGTCTAATTCCTTAGTCAAAAACGGAATGATCTTTTCATACAACCATGCCGCAATCTCGGTCACCTTTTGGAATGAATCAGCCCGAATCTCGCTAATTTTCTTTGAGATACCTTCGATTGAGGATGAAATGCCGGGACCATTTTTCGCCCAAAACTCACCCATTTTATCGAATGCCGAATCAAGCACCGGCTTGGCATCCTCGAAAACTTGCTTGACACGCCCGACAAAACTAATAAGAGATTGAATATCCCTTACTACTTCGGGGGGTATTTTGATACCGAACACTTTTTCAAAATTCGTTCCGAAATCGCCGCCCATCATTGACCCGAATTCTCTGATCTTGTTTTTCAGGTCATCAAAACTCGTGATCTTTACGGGCTTTCCGAAGGTTTCTTCAAGGTAAGTGAATACACCGCCGACCGCATCTTTTACGCCCTGTTCGAACGCTTTGACTTCCGGGGGAATTCTGAACCCGAACCCTAATTGCGTAGCCAGGTCAAAACTGTACCCGGCTTTCAATAAGTCAAAGAACCGTTGGATTTTTAGAGTTGCCGCATCGGCCTTTTCAAACCATCCGATTACAGTACCGACCGCGTCCCCGATCTTCTGGCCCCATTCTTCCAGCTTGCCGCTATTGGTGAAATCAACAAACTTGGCCATGAACCCATTCAGGAACTTGGTAACTTTTTCAAGTGCTGGCCCCATCACGGCGGGCATAGACAAGGCGAATACATCGTGAAAATTCGACATCATACCCGACCAAGTCATAGACAATCTTTGGGCGGCATTGCCGAAGTTTTTATCAGCGTACTTTTCAAAACCGGTAGCGAATTGCTCCCAAGTCAAAGCACCTGAAGCTATCGCCTTGTTGAAATCGTCCGTGGTCTTGATCTGCACCCCGTATTCAGTACCAATGCCTTGAAGGGCACCGGTAAGGTCAAGCCCGGCCATTGCCAATTGCCGAACATCCATTGCCGTGACTTTGCCCTGCATACGAATTTGAGCCAAGTTATAAGACATGCGGCCCATTTGTTCGTTATTTGCACCGACACCGGCAGCCATAGTCATAATGCCTTTTGTAAAAGACATTGCCTGATCAGAAGATAGCCCGAACGCCATACCGAGCTTAAGCGTCTGCTGGACTTGATCTAATTCGTAAGGTGATTGGATGGCCAAAGTTCTAATTTGCTTAAGTAATTCTTTAGCCTTGGCCTCGGCTTGTGGCATAGCGTCAGCAACCGACATTGTCCCGGTCGTAATTTGTTGCAAGGCCAATGTAGCGCCGTCGGCCTTGTCTTTCAGGTCGGCAAGTTGAAAATTAGTAGACCCCATTTCAGAATTGAGAGAATTTAGCTTCACTTTCAACGTGAGGGCCGCTTCAGAGTTCGCCCCTTGAGTTTGGGCTACTTCATCGTAACGAGCCTGTGTCGTAGCTAATTCTTGAGACAAACCATCATAAGATTTTTGAAGATCAAAAATCTTGAGCCTTTCTTTATCCGTCAGGTTTACTCGTTGTTCTGCCAATTGTGAGGTGGTTGTGCCGCGGGAAATTTCACGGGCCAAGAGGGCAGAAATACCAACTTCCATCATCTGGTAATCAGCCGTGGCTTGCAATGCGGCGCGGCCAGAATTCAAAATACCTTCAGCAATCGCCATAAAGGCTTTTGAGGCCACAATACCGGCGGCAATCTGGCCAATATTCCCCAAGGCCCCACCGGCTTTACCGATGGGGCCAGAGGCTTTATCGTCACCCTGGACTACAATATTTAGAGTGTAAGTTTGACTATTTGGCATCGTCTTTGCTTTCCGGCTGTTCTTCTTTCCATACGTGCCACCGCTCATACCAGCGGAGAGTTAGTTCTTTTTCGATCTGCCACGGCGGCACGTGAAAAGTCATCGCCATTTCCATGTATTCAGCCCATTCAGGCGGTGGCGTTTTGCTCTTGGATTTACCAAGAAACCATCTTACGCCCCGCCTTTCTTTGGGGGGACTTTACCGGCCCCGGTTATTGCATCGAGCATGGCCATCATTTCGCTTGAGGTCACGCGGTTGAGTAAGGCTTGTTTTTGTCTTGGGTCTGAAGGTTCGATCATGGCCGACATTAGAAATGCCTGGGCTTCGTCAATATCTTCAGGTTGTGCCTTGTCAATATCAGCAAAACCGCGCTTAATAGATAAAACCCGTTTCCATAAGGGCATGAAGCCCTCCGCGTCCGGGTCGAGCGCCTTCAAAACGACCGTAAATTCACGGGCTTTGACGCTCTTTGTGACGGCATCACTCAATACATCTGCGGGATTGATTTCATCATTACTGTTGTCCATGCTGTTTGTCCTCTGACTTTATAAAAGTAAATTGATAGGATTAGCCCAAAAGTGTGGCTTGGCCGTTGGTCAATGTGATCTTGAGCCATGAGCCAAGGGTCGCGTGGTACTGCGGATTTAGGGTAAAGTCCATTGTGGCGATACCGTCCTCGTCCTTGAAGATTTCCGGGGCCTTTGAAGAAAAGCCCGCGTATTCGATCTTCAGGGAAACACCCGCCGAGATGGTGTAAAGCATCTGTACTTGAGCCTGAAAAACGGTGCTGCCAATCGCGGAATCTAACCAACCCTTTGATTGAGCGGATTCGAATTCAAGGCCAAGTTTCAATTGGTTGCCGCCCCCGTCCAGTTTCTTGATTGAAACGCCGGTCGGTTTAGCTGAACCAAGGCCAGCCTTAAGCGCCTTATTGAAATTCAGGCCAAGGTCGGCGCTGAAAGAAGTGCAGGTCAAGGCCGTGGTGCCCATAGTGCCGGCCCATGTGTCCAGTTTGATGGCCACTTGGTTGGCGTGGAACATGTTGAGCGTAGCGGGGTCGGTCAAGGCGGCCAAGGCGTGAGCCTCGACAGATTGACCAAGGAATGAACCATCAAAAGCCAGGGGTTTATTTTTCTCACTCTTGAGGTTGAGTTCATTCAGCACGGCCCCGGTCAGGCAGTAAGCGCCTTCAGAACTGCCACGAACCAAGGTAATGGGTTGTACGGCGGGTTTAGCACCCGGCCCCGTGTAGACACGCACATAAGGCCCGGCACCGGAGGGTGTAGCTGGCCCAAAAAGGTTATCAAGCATGTAGCCGATCACTTCGGCGTATGCTTCACCCGAAACTTTGGCCGCACCTGAGACCTTGTTCTGCACGGATGTATAACCGGGGGTCAAAGTGCCGCGCTGTTCCTCGATGATGGCGTTATCCACATTCGGGGTGATGGTGCCGTCCTTTATGCCGACAAGTTTGACCGTGGGGGTAACCTTGGTGCCGAAAGTTGTTTGCTTTCCGATCTGCCATTGCATTAAATCAAGTTCGTTATCAGCCATTCTCTACCTCGCTATTCGTGGATTCTGATTTCTCGGCCACAATGACCATTTCTTCAGGTATCGCCTTTACTTCTTCAGCCTGTTTGGCCAATTTCTTGGCCTCTTTTTCGGCTTTGAATACCTTTTCGACTTCGCGGAACGATTCTTCGGCCTCGTCTGCCATTTCATAGGCTTTTTCAGCCGATGTTTTTTCCTTGTCAGGCTTGCCGGGCTTGTCTGGCTTGTCTTTGCCGGGTTTTTCCTCGACCTCGACCGCTTCATACATGTTTTTCTCTTGAAGCGCCTTTTTTTGCTCCGGTGCAAGCCTTTCAAATTCTTGTTCGGTCAAGTCACGGGCGGGGACACCGTCGATGAAGCAATCAGCAGCACCCCGCAATTTATGTTTTATTTTTTTCATAGGTCTGGTACCTCCAATTCAAGTTTGAGTATTTCCAATTGGTAGGGATTGCCGTCAAGCATCTTTACGCCCGCTCTTTCGGAATGATCACCGGAGAACCTCAAGGCCCGATAGTAAGTGCCGCGCTGGTGAGTTGATACCCAACCCGCGATCAAGGCTTCAATCTGGTCGGCCGCATCTTCTCTACCCGGTTCAGTCAAGGGGTTATTTTCGTCACCGTCATAAATCAGGATATGAACCTCAAGATTCATATTCGAATCAAAACGGCTAGTCCCCATGCCAGCAAAGCCGCGGGCAATCGTGCCGGACATAACCTCAACGACGGGGGATGCCCCGCCCAACCTTCCTACTTGGTAGGAAAACACGGCGGCACATGGTAGCCCTGTACCAACTAGAACGGCAGTTAGTCCGGTTGCTACTTCTTTTCTTGCCAGATCACGCGAAAAAACGGTCATTAGAACTCACTTTTTATTAGTTCAACGGCTTCACTCATGTGAAGATTGGCCCTGTTTACTGCAATTTCAGCGAAGGCATGGGAGCCGCCGCGGGCGTTCTCGATTACGCCATAGATGGCCGGGTATGACCCTGAAACGGGATTACGGGCCGCCGGGTCTATGTAGAGCTTTGAATGCAAAGGTGAAACGATCTGCATTCGATGTGCCGCCCGCAAGGCACCGGTCACGACATGGGTAAAGGCCAGCAGATCACGATTGACCGCGGTTGTAAGGAAAAGAACCGCACGACCAAGCCCATTAGTCGGCTTTATTGCTGTAATCAGCCGGGCATTGGCCGCCTGGGCTTGTTGGAGCCCTTCAATCGTGATATTGCTCACTTCAATACCTCAAGAACCAAGTGAACGAACCCTGTACCATCCGTTAGGAAGGTCTGCACCAACTGACAAGGGGTATCAAGTACGACCGTTGCCGCAAGTTCAGCAGAGACAGGGTCAAGTGGAGTGCATTTCAAGCCGGTTAGCTTTGTAGCGGCCGCTTTTCGGAGAGTGCCTTCTATAACCGAGCCTTTAGTAGACACAGTAAGCACCGCCATGCGGGCAAATGACGGCTGGCTTTGTTTGGCCATGCTCCACGGGGCGCATGACCTAATCGGGTAATCAATACCCCCGACCGTCAATAACTCGCCTTCGTGAATGTCCATTATTCGCCGTCCTCGTCATACTCTTGTTGAAAATCAAGCCCAATCACACCAGCAGTAAGCGGAGCCATTGAACCGCCGTACTGTTTCTCGATCTTGACGGTCAAACGGGTGATAGCATCCTGCACTTGAGTGGATAATTGGCCCAAGGATTCGCGCCGTGGGCCAACAGTAATATCAACAATGTCGATATTCCCGGCGATGTTTTCAAGTAGCCGTAATTCGGCCCGATCAAGAAGTTCCGGCACACTTTCAACATTTACCAAGTCGGAATCCGAAACCGCCGAATAACTAGCCGGTGTAATGCCCATTTTTAGCAAGGCATCACATATCGGCTCATTGAGGTCGGCGTTAGAACCGTTGGTCGTAACCGCAAAAGAGACCACGGCCATTTTTTTACCGGCCCGGTTTACGAGCATCTTTTCAACATCAGTACGGGTAATCGCCATGATTTACGCCTTTGCGGCTACAACAGGGGCCGGGGGATTAACAAAAGTAACGATCATGCGAGATCTTCCAGCAACGCCGGCCGCGCCTTCCGTGGTAACGGTTGCTTTGATCTTGTCTTGTGCGGCATACTGCAAAAGTTTTGTACCGGCATAAGCACCCACACCCGCATCTTTGCGCTGGTATGACAGGAAAGCACCAAGAGCGGGGGCAGCTTTCACATTGACAGCGGCAAAAATGCCGTCGGGGTCGGTGGTGTCGCCCACATTCATGGCGGCAGAGGTTGCGGCAGTCCATAAGGCACTATTGACCCACATCACGTCAAGCACGAACGCACCGGCGGGGATGGTTACTTCGGCGGTGTAAGTTCCTGCCCCGGCTGTTTCGGTAAAATCAGCCACGGCCACAACTGGCAAGCTGTTTAGTTCTGCGGCGGCGCGGGTAATGGCTTTCAGTTTTTCAAGATCGGCCTGAGACACACCGGATTGAGCAAGGGCTATGATTGCCTCGTCCACATTCACGCCCTTGATGTTCATATCCTTGCCGATTGATAAAATGTCGAGTTTGTCTTTTTTGTTAGTTCCCATTGTTTACCTTCCTAAACCAAAAGAAAAAAGCGGGGCGTTATTCGCGCCCCGCCCTTTTTGTTATTCTTTGTTTTCTTGGGCCGGGTCGGCCTGTACTGGTGCAGCCGGGGTTTCCGGGGCCTTTTCAGGTTCCGCGGGGGCCTTTTCGGGTTCGGTAGGGGGTTTCTTTCCCTTTCCGGCATCGTCGGCAGGGGTTTTCTTGACCCCGGCAACCTTCAAGAGCGCATCAAGTTTTTTCTCGATACGGTCAAGCTGTTTGCCGTTTTCTTCTTCCTGCCGTAATTTCAAGGCGTTCTGGATGGATTTTTTCATCTATCGCCTCGATTAGTGGGAGTAGCCGGTAGGCACGACATAAGCGCCGCCGTCGGTGATGAACATTGCTACACCGTTCAAGCGGTTCTCGCCACCCACGCCAAAACGATGGCGATAATGGCTGTTTTCCAATGGGGTTTCGGTTTCCTTGGCAACCAAGGTCAAGCCGCGGGGAAGGCCGGTATCGGCGGGGTCTACACGGACTTTGAGGGGTTTCGGTTGGTCAAGGTGAAGGCCGAACATGTAGGCCGCGGGCATCCAGCGCCACTCACTAATCCATGCACCACTGCAACGGCCAATGATCTTGCCGGGCACGTTGGTGGGCAGGGTCGGGATGGTAGCTTGATCGGTGCCTGGGCGAATGTACATATCTTCCACTTCGGTGAAGTCAGTCAAGGCTTCGATTTTCGCGGTCTGATCAGGGTGAATAAACACGATGATATTGGAGCCGCCCGCGGGATCGGCGAAGTGATGAACGATTTCTTCGACAATGGTTTTGATCGGGTTATTAGCGTCTGAGATAGCCGCGGTCAGGTACCCGGATTTCAGGTAATGATCTTCGGTCGCTTCAGTCGATGAACCCAAAACGGGCGGGTAAACGGTTGTGTCACCGTTGGCCAATGGAACGATGGTCAGGTCGCCATGAATGCGGTCAGAATATGTCCAAGACACATTGTCGAGCAAGGCCCGCATGATCTCCATGCGGACGGTGTTAATGTCTTGCATGAAAATGGTGTCAAGGTGGGTATTGAGTTCCTGCATGTTCATGTAGGCGAGGCCAATGTCATCACCGGCCAAATCTGCGCCAAATTCATCAATGGGGAATGCAACATCCCATGAGCCGGTAGGCTTTACAGCGCCGGAATTGGCTTGACCTGAACGGCGTTGTAAGTAACCGCCGCCGGGCAGTTTGTAGCGGAACTTGAAATCTTCAGTTTCGCCAGAAACGAAAACCGTCTGCATTGCCTGAAGGTTTGCGTTATGATCTTCCAAAAGTTGAGCCACAGCATCGTAGACAACCTTCTGACCTTTCGTATTCACGAAAGAGCGGTCAGTATCTTCAATGCCGAGCAATCCAAAAATACCACTCATTTTTTACTCCTGTTTTCTAAAATAATCCGGTCAATGAACGTCTATCAGGTCGCTAACTTACGACCAAATTTTTGACCAATCACAATCGACGTAGACAAGTTTCGTCAGGGTCGGGTAATCAGTCATGGCCACGACACGGGCCACAACCACGGTCATGGTGCCCGCGGCATCAGCCAATGAACCGGCTGTATCTGACAGGTAAAGAGGGGAATCGGCATTCAAGCCGGAAACGGTAAAGCCAGTTGCAAAGCCGCGTTTCAAGACGGCGACGGGGGAACCGGCGGCGGCTTTGGTTAAGGCAATGCCACGGACTTGCTGTTTACCGGCGGCATTTGCATCGGCCACGCCGACCTTGCCGGTAGACAGTTGATAAACGGGCTGGCCCTTGGCGATTGCCTCGGCAGCGATAAAGTCATAGACTTCATCTTTTTGGGGTTGGGCGCGGCCAACCTGATTTACAGTCACTACAATATCAGCCATTCGAAAAACTCCTTCTCAAAAATAATTGGCTAAAAACTTCGCGGGCCTTTTGGTACCTCGCGGTTACCATCACCGCCCGTCTTTTTCTTTTCTTCAAGTCGAGGGGTGCCACGCGGTTTTACTTCGGAGCCAACCCAATGGGGTTTAGCTTTAGCGACAGCGGCCACGGCTTCAGCAACACCGACGAATTGATCGTCTTTTTCGGTAATAGAGCCCTCTTTGATGGCTCCCCAAACATCGTCAATTGATTCAGCAAGAAAACCGGCTTTGATTGCCTCTGCCTTTACTTCGGCTTTCATAAGCCTTGTGGTAGCGGCGGCCTTGATTGTTTCAGCCGCAGTCAGCGCATCTTTAGCCTTGCCTTCAGCGTCAAGCCTTGCGGCCTTCTCTTTGTCAAGGTCGGACATTTCGCCCTCTTTGCGTTTCTTGTTTTCTTCAAGAATCGCCTTGAGTTCGTCCTTGTCTTTTACGCCGAGTTCGGTCATCATTTTTTCAATGGCGACCTTCTCAGCGCGAGTGCTGCGCTCACCAAACATTTGATCGAGTTGGGCTTGGGTATAGGACTTAGTTTCGGGAGTGTTTTTATTCTCTCCCTCACCTTCACCCTTACCAGCGCCATCACCGGCACCACCGGCACCACTTCCACCGCCGCCGTCAGCGTCCATAAAAAAGCCGGTTTTCATAAAGAGATTTCTAAACATTTTGTTACTCCTTTTTTATTAGCCACCTAAACCGTAGGTGTCACGTGGGGGATTAAAAAAACCGAGGCAACCTTTGAAGGTCGCCCCGGTAATTTACTCAGTCGGGCTAATCACTTATTATTCTAACGTGATAGCACCTAATTCTTAATAAAGGCATTCGCCGGGCCGCGGTCGATATAAAGCCCCTGGGCGCGTTCAGCCTTGAGAATTTCAGCCGATTGAAGCATTTGATCTGTAAGACCGTCATCAAACTTGGCCAAGTAAAGAGCAATCGAGGTCCGACAGCGCCCATGAAAAGGCGACCACGCCAGACGGTCGGCAAAGCGGGGAGTGCCGGTCAAGTAAAAATCGGTGTCAAAAGGTTGAATCTGGCCATGCACACGAATACAGCAATCCGTTGTTTTGCGGTCAAGGGCGGCAATGGCTTGTTTTCGAAAGCCCATTACCCCGCCGCTATTGGACACAGTAAAGCCAAATGAATCATGGAATAGATTAGTAATCCAAAAGGCGGCGGCTTCAGCAACGGGAGAGGGGCGAAGAATCCCCGTGCGGTCTTGTGTGCCGGTGATCAAAGCGGTGTCGAGTTCGGCCAAGGCTATGGCTTCAATCGTGGCTTGTTGTGATGCAATTTCAGCAGTAATGGCCTTCATGGCGACATTCAATTCATCGACGAGCCCTAAAACAAGTTGGCCAGGATTCGCGGCTTTCACACCGTACCCTTTTAGCTGATCTGCGGCATTCTTAATACCGGCCTCTTGGGCCGACCTCAGCACCGCCTTGATGCTATCGGCTAAAGTGTTTTTGAACACCTCTAAAGTGTCATGTACCGCGGGTAACCGGTCTGCATCCTGAAGGGCAGAGGTCATGGCCCGCATGGCGTTGCGATAGGCCGCGGCAATGATGGTATTCGGGTCATCTTTGGTGTATAGGTAACCGAAGAAATCACCAAGCGTTTCATTTGCCCGGACGGCTGTATTGATCGCATTCAGTAAGGGATTGTCTGCCATTATTGGGCCTTGTTATCGTCCGGGTTATTGGCAGGGTCATTGCTTGTCTTGCTAAAGCGGTTTTTTATACCGCCCAGATTGGCCGGGTCGGGTGGATTTGAGAGATTATTCAAGGCTTCAAGTTTGGCCTTGTATGCGGGAGAATTGAGAACGCGGTCAATGTATTTTTGTTCCCAATTTTGACGCTCTAAATAAATGTCAATGGGAATATCTGCATCTTTGGCCTGTTTTGCCACTTCCCATAATTTCGCCTCAAGGTCAAGATCATCCAACGGGTCGCGGCCAAACACGGGGCGGGCACCGATTGAATGGTCAAGTTTTCCGGCCTTGAATGAATCAAGGTTGAATCCCTCGTAACCCTTATACTTGCGAAAACCACCGATAGCAATTGCCATTTGTTGGGCGCGCACGACGGCATCGTCATAATTGGCCCGACGTTGCATAACCTTCTCGGTAACCGGCTGCTGATTAATTCGCAAAGCACGGCCCGAAATGTCGCCCTGCACATTCTGCATATTGATGGCCAGTTCGGGGTAATCTTTTTCAATGTCTTTTAGGATTGATTCGATATAAGCCGAAGTCTCACTAATTGAGAGCGGAGCCACTAAGGCAATCGCATTGGCACCGGGGCCAGCATACAGGGTCGGCACTTCTTCTCGGCCCTTCTGATTTCTCCGGCCATTTGTGGCCACTTCGGGGGTGCTGGTCACTTTTGCGCCGGGAATGCCAGTAGCCCCACCAAGTAGGCGCGTCTTTGGATTGTTGGCTGGACTATCAACACCAGATAAAAGCCAGGGAGCATCTACCATTTTTCTTACTTGGTCAGACAATTTCGAGGCAAGATCATCAACTTCGCGGAATTTGCCAATACCGGGGAATAATTCAGACCATCCCCAATCAAGGCCGACGTTATTGTGCATGACTTTGATCATGGGTACAAAGCCGTAGGCTTCTTCCCACTCGTTTGGTTCTCCGGGTAATTCAGACCAAGGCTTGTCATCAAGGAAGGTTTTATAAACCACATAATCACCGTCGCGCTCACATTCTTCCCGATAAACCTTGATCTTTTTTGTGCCGTCATCATAATGGCGGTTTTCCTCAATCACATACCCTTTGACATTACCCCAAGGGTCAAGGGTAACATTTTTCAAGGTGCCGGGATGGGTTATGCGCAATGAAACGCGCCCCTTTACAGGGTCATCAATTACCCGGATGATCGAATCGCCAAGAACTGGCCCCCAAAGTGAGAGAATGTCTTTTTGTATCTGCCAATTTGAATCACGCCAAAGAGTAGCCAAAGCCGGGCGTAATTGATCATTGTCAGTAATGATCGGCATAACCGACGGGGCTTTTTTACCATCCCCCGCCGCAGGGTCAAGCTGGCCGCCGTACAAATGACCCTTCCAAAATTCACCTATACGATAGGCGGGGTTATAGACATTACGAATGAATTTGTAGAGGCCGTATTCTGACTTGTAAGCATCGGCCCATTTGTGGACATTGCGAAAGACTGTATTTTCATACAGCGCCCACATGATCTCATAGCGTAATCGACGGGCCTCAAAATCGCTGAAGTCCTTACCATCCAAAGTGTTGCCCGACATAAAAGCATCTTGAAACGCAACTAATCCAGCCATAAATCTACTCCATAAGGTTGCCATGATAAACCGATAGCCTTTCTTTTATCCCCGGAAGTCATTCAAGGGGTTCTCGCCATATTCTGCATGATGGCCTATGCCTTCAGGGGCAAAGGTGAGGGCCAGCGCGTCGGCATAGTTCGGGGAACGGCCCAACATTTCGCGCATGGTGTCTTTATCTGTGACCTTTATTTTCCCGTTGATCACGCCATAAGACGGGGTCGCCAATTCTTCTAGCAATTCTTCTTCGGGGGGAATCATGGCACCGGGATCTGTGCGGAACCATTCGCGCAATGACCACCAAAGTTGATCACGGAGCGTACCAAAGGCCCCAAGTTCGGTCTCATAGGTCGGGCTTGATGCGACCTTGACCCCATCGGCATTACAACCGAGCCGCCCCATACGGGCAGGAACGCCAGCACCAACGCCGGTTGCATCCACGGCGCAGTTTTCGGCCTCTATTTGGTGGTAAACCTTCGCGGCTTCAATTGCTCCGGTGTCAGGGTCTACACCCTGCCAAGTGTGAGCAAAGCGGGCGACCCATCCCCCGTAGCGAATGGCCAAAACGTTTTTATCCTTGCCATATTCGGCAACGTCATAGCCCATGATTGCAAAGATGGACGGCGGGGGCATTTCCCCATAAGTAGCGACATAGGATAGCCAGCGCACGACGGCGGCTTCAATCCATGTCCTTGAAATAAGCTGCAATTCGGATTGTGGCGGGTAATTGCCAAGAACCATGTAGGAAAAGGCCGGATTCGTGATCTTGCGAGTTCCCGCGGGCAATGGGGCATATTCGTGTCCGTCCTGGGCTTTTCCTGTCACGCCAACTAAGAATTCTGGCAATTCAAAGCATTCGGTGTCGGGTAATTCACCTTCCGCAAGGGGCCTTGACCACTCATTCAAGCGGCGCACGGTCTTTTCACGTGACACAGCGCCGGGTATTACATCTTCTCCGGTGGTGACATTCGGATGCCTGAAGGCCGACATTTCGACAATATGAGCGGTATGATCTCGCTCCATTTGGTAGACCGGGCCAGATGCACCGCGCGGATTGAACATGACAAGAAGGTGAGCATTACCGCCGGACATACAAGCCTCAATACCCCGGTAAACTTCGGGGGGTACAGCGTCGCCTTCATCCACGATAAAAAGCAAGTTCGGGGCGTGCTTGCCGTTGAATTTAGCCTCTCTTTGTTCGGGAGTTCCCGCCATTGGAATGGTCACGCCCGTAATAAAAGAATGGCTATCCCTTTCGATGTTGAGGGTATTCGTCTTTTCGCCTTCGAATAATTCCGGGTGCTTATGAACCAAGGACCCGATTTCACCCCATAAAAGGCGGCGTAAGTTGGATTCAGGCGGCGCGGCGGCGGTGTATATCTGGGCATCAGGAAAGCATTTATAAAACCATAGGGCAATTCTGGCCGCGCAATGTGTCTTTCCCACGGCGTTGGCAGACCTGGCCACCGTTACCCCAAAATCTTTGACTGAATTCATAAGGTCGATCACGTCCGGGGTATAGTATTCGCCCAAGACTTCAACGCCAAATGCTACCGGGTCATTTTGGTATTTTGTAAAATCAATACGGGCCACGTTCACCGGCTCAACTCCCGGCGTGCGTGACCGCAACTCAAGTTCTATCTCGATCATCTTAGCCAGAGGCAAGAACGACGGTTGGGTTTTCGCCATTTTTTATCCTCAATAGCTGTTCAGTCGTAAGTTTTGAAACATCAATATTCAAATTTTGCTGGACTTCGGGCGGTTGATACCCTAAAAGTTTGGCCCGTTTATCCATGATGGCCAAACACGCATTGATTGACATAACGTCGCCCTTCTTGCCGTTCTCAAAAGCCTTGGTAAAAAGAGTATCGAGCCTCTCAAGGTCGAGCCGTTGGTTTTCCTTGGCCAATTCTCTCTGTTGCTCATTCAAATCGTTCAATGCCGCCATTACATCAAGGTAGGCGGCATGAGAATTGTATTTTGGTGAGATGCCATCCTCTTGCCGCATGTTCGCGGCAATAATCCGGTAAGACGCGCCTTGTTTCCGAAGATTTAGGGCCATGATGCGGCGTTCCGTGATCTTCAGTTTTAGAGGCGCGGCCGGATTGGTTTCGGCATGGCGACGTAAATCTTGGTCGGTCATCTTAAAAAAGGAATGCGTGTAAATTCAGGTTTTATAATATGTGGCCCGTTGAGCCTAACGGGCCACAATTATGATCAATGCCAGTAATTAGCTGGCACCTAATCGAGACCGCACGGCACGAGCCGCACGTCTGATAATGCTTGGGGCCCGGCTATTCACAACACGGGTCAAGCCAGCGCGGGCACCATTGCGTAACCGGTTGATGATTCCACCTGAATTCTGCATTTTTGGGTACTCCTTTCGTAGAGTGTGGCCCGAAAAATAAAATACCGGGGTGTAGATGGTCTACACCCCGGTATTAATACTCAGTCAGGCTCACTTTGATTATAAAATGACGCGGCCTTGTTCTAAAGGTTTATATGTGTAATCGGTAAGAAAAAAGGCCCGGTAATTACACACGGGCCCTTAAATATGCTCAAAAAGGTTGATTTTTACTCTAATTCGGCCGACATTCTGATGTATTCTTTGTCAAAAGCCCTATGTTTTGGCATATCGGGGACGCGGGAGGTCAGTTTTATTTTGAGTTCTTCAGCAACTAACATACCGTCGAGATACTTATCCCCAACATCCATGAGGTTGGACTTGGTTAGAAATTCCTCTTTTTGCTCACGAGTTTGAAAGCACACGCAAAACCAAAACTCCGAATCCGTGGCCTCAAGCATTCGATCATTCTCACGATTAGCCCGATTCTTGAACCCTTCGAGCAATTCGGATAATTCGGCTTCACTTGCGGCCTCTGTATCGAGTGGGTCAGCCTGGGTCTGAATGGTCGCGTCACCATTGCGCTTGGATGTTGGATTGTCCGGGTCAAAAAATGAACCCTCGTCATTACTGAAAGATATATCCTCGTCAAGATTTCTCATTGTCTAGCCTTTGCCTTCCTTTCAAAATATGCTTGTCTGCATTCGATTCTAAAGATGTCAGCACCTATGAGCGGGAAGAAAGCCTCAAGCCTCTCGTAATCTTCCGGGTACCTTTCCTTCAGGGGTTTCGTGAACCGGTAATCAATCCCGTCGAATGTACGTCCAAATAACTGGTAATCAATCGGCAGCTTGACCTTTGAAGCTTCAAGTTCACGAACGAGGCGGGCCTTATCCCAATCAAAAATCGGGAAAAAAGATTTTCGGTTCTCGTTTACAGGCCCGTACTTCTTGATTGATGCCCACCGGTTGAGGCTATCACGAGCACGAACACCCGTGCCGGTGAAGGTTGATTCGAGCGAGAGCCCATAGTCCGACTTTACAACCTCATGGATGAAGTCATGGTCAAATTCGGGAAAGTTGAAGTCCTCGATAATCGCGCAGTTTTCGGGGGCCTGAAGCACGAGTGCATTGATCATCCGGTAAAGTGACGGGTTCGGCAGCCTGATGATCTTGGTCTCGAAAAAGTCCTCGTAGTAATTGAGTGATTTTTCGATGAACTCAAGCCGGGGGGCGGTGTACATGTAGACCGGGACGATTCGCGTGAAATACTTCTTCATTTCCAGCCACGCACCGATTGAATCCTTGCCGGTCGAGAAAGCAAGTACAGCCACGCCCCCCGACCTATCCGCTATGTACCTGTTTAGTTCCTCTGAAGTGTCAAAATACACAATTAAGCCTCCATTTCTTGAGAGTATAAGCCTTGCGACGGGCAAAAGTTGCATGATCAACCGGCTGGCCAGCAGGTTTATTTTACCCTTGCCCCGCAGTCAAAGAAGGAAAGAATTTGAGAACACGCCCCAAGCGCACAACTACGCGGCGATTCCCCAGGTGAAAATTGGTCAAAAATTTTACGGGGATTTTATGCAATCTTTACATACTAATTGTAGCGCTAGCGCTATAATATAATAGTAATTGAGAAACAAACAACTTCAAAAAAGGGAGCAGCAAAATGAAATCAGCAAATCAGATCGGCTTCGGAATTGAAATCGAATGCAACATCCCGGTAGAGTACGAACATGAGTTCCCGGCTGGTGGTTATCACCGGGGTATTCAAATCCCTTGCATGTCGGCTGGCTGGAATACTCAAAAAGATGGCTCTGTCACGGCCCCTGCTGGATTCAAGGCGGTTGAAATTGTAAGCCCCATACTGACCGGGGAAGATGGTTTGGCCGAAGTTGTTCAAATGTTGGACCTTCTTGACCAAATCGGTGCCCGGACTAACCCCTCTTGCGGTTTACATGTTCACTTTTCAACCGGTTTTTTGACCAACGGCGAATATGTCCGAATGGTGAAATTATTCAAGCATTATGAAATGGCTTTCTACGGTCTGAATGGCACCATGACAACCAATCGATTGAATAATCATTATTGCAAGCAATCATCACGATGGAATGGCGACCGGTATGCAAGCCTCAATCTGACCAATATCAACCGAGGCCATGCAGAAATTAGAGTTTGGGCCGGCAATTTGAAACCCGAAATAGTAGTATCGGCCATTTATATGGCATGTGCCTTAGCTAGCCGGGCAACCAATCCCGAACCTGTAAAATGCTCTGATTTATCCGGCATGGGTTTTGGTGAAATTATGCAAGCCTTTTGCTCACGGTTTTTGGGCACCGAGGCCGACAATAACCCGGCTCTGATTATCCCCGACGATAACCCATGCGACTTAACAGCCATGATGTTAGAACAGGCGGGCCGGGCATAAAAAATCAGATCCCCGACCGGGCTTAATAACCCGGTCGGCATGGTCGGCCGGTTCTGTACCCGGCCCCGATGAAGGCCCACAGGCCGAAACCATATAAAAAAGAGGATAAAAAAACCATGACAACCAATACCGAAACCATGACAGCCGAATTTATTACAGCCGAAACCGAGACCGGCATTATCTGCCCGAATTGCGGAAAGGTTCACGGCCCGAATGACTTTGCAGGACTTGACGAAGAATGCCAGCTAATTTTTGCGGTAACGCACGACTTCGAACCGAAAACCAAAAATATACCGGTCTATGCCGGGCAGTTACCCGAAGTTTACGAATGCCCGGTTTGCGGCAACGACACAGTATTAAGCGGCGCGTCGAATGCAGGTCGGCCCGTGGATGGCGGCATCGAATCAGTTCAAAAGTGCGAACATTGCGGCGCTCTCAATACAGTAATTGCTTATGAATAAAGTTGATCACAGGCCGGGCCGAAAGGCCCGGCCATACACCCGGAATATGCCAGTTCACCACCGGCACCGACGAGGCCAAAAGGCCGAAATTCCCACATAAGAGGTACAGCCATGACCCAAGTAATCGCTACAAGCCCAGGCACCGGGCTAGATATAGTGTCTGCAATATGCAAAGCCCTTAACATGGAATTACAGGTACTTAAAACAGTTGATCAGGTCAAATTGTGCAAGCCGGACGGGGTAATGCTCTTGGGCGGCGCGGATATTGACCCCTTTTATTATGGCGAAGGCCGGGGTTATGCCAAAAAGATTGATAACCGGCGGGACTTGGTCGAATGGATGCTTATAAGGCGGGCCATGACAAGACAAATACCCATTATGGGTATATGCCGGGGTATGCAGATGATAGCAGTAGCCCACGGCGCGGGATTGTATCAGGATATGGTAGCCCAAAAGGTAACAAATAATCACCCTTCAAGCCATGAGATCGGGGTAACAGGTAAACTAGCCGATTGCATACCGACAACCAAGGTAAACTCATACCACCATCAGGCAGTAAGGAAAGCCCCGGACGGCTTCAAGGTCTTGGCCCGAAATACAGCCGATAACATTATAGAGGCAATCTATAAGCCCGGAGTTTTGGGCGTGCAATGGCACCCTGAACTAATGTTCCCGCATGATGCCCGATGGATAAACCTTTTTCGGTGGTTTAGGGACGGCCTAACATGAGCATGGCCGCGAGTGCTATAATAAAGCACGGAGATCAACGCATGGAAACACCAGCCAAACCAATACCCAAAATGCTTTATACAGGCAAAGAAGTAGCCGAAATGACCGGGAGAAAACCCGTCACCGTTCGCAGGTTGGCCATAGTTCACGAGATTGGCTTCAAGATGGGTAGAGATTGGGTATTTACTCCCGACGATATAGAGAAAATCAAAGCTATCCCGAAACCGGGAAGGCCCCCAAGTAAAGCAAAACCCCCGACCACATAGGCGGGGGTTTTTTATTATAAGATTACAGGACGCCGCTTTTTCGTGGCCTCGCCTGTTATGGCTAGAATTGCCTCTTTTTCTTCTTCAGAAGTAAAGCCTGGCCGAGCCATAGCCAAGGCGGTTTTTTCAACGGTTGCCGGTTCAATTGCCCCGGATTCAAGCCCTACATGCAAAGCGCGGAGAATGCCTTTTCGGGCTATCTCACGCGCTTTATTTTTATCCATTAGTTTGAGCGGTTGTTTATCCATACCGCAATTATACTAAATATCAAGATTGTTGGTGTGCAGGGCCGCCGTCTTTTGCCGCATCCACGTGCTGAAGGCGGTTATTTTCAAGGTATTGCATTGACAATTCTTTTTGCAAATACTCGACCCTACCTTCCAACTCAAGAACGCGCTGATCACGCCTCTTGAGTTTTGTTTCGAGGACACTTATTTTCCCGTCCTTGTCCACGCCGGACTTTTTCAATGCCGTGACTTCTTCTTGAAGGGCCTTGATTAGTACGTCTTTTTCGACTTCGGATTTTTCCAAAGCCAAGACCCGGTTAGTCAATGGCTGAAGCAAAGTAGCCGCCGCCTCAGATATAACATCGGCAGCATCGGCTTTCTTTTTCTTACGTTCTGAAATGGTCACAATAATTGTCGAGATCACTCCCGAACCAAGAATCACACCGACAATATCCCAAGGGTTCATAGATCGACCGCCACTTCCGCGATACCGGCCAGTATTAGCAAAATCCATGCGCTCTGCTGTATGTACCCGCCGCCGTTTTTCATAGTGTAAACACCGAAAATGTCTAATAAGTAAGCCACAATCAAAACGGCGCAAAATACAGCCCGCAGCACTCTTATGCCTGACTTGCCTTTCCACTTATGCTTAAAGCAATAAATCAAATTCATTGCCAGCAACAGGGAGGCCGCAATTACCGCGGTGAAGTCTAACAGCCGATCCATAATCAGCCAGCCGGTTGTTTGGGCGCTTTACTGCCAGTTTTTGGACTTAGTCTATCCGTAGTTTGATTGGCAAAAGCGGCTAAGGCAAAAAGTTTGATCATTGAATAAGCACCGACTTGAGAACACTCAACCCCGCCCAAAATACCAACGCACCCCAGGGCGTAGATGGCGACCGCAGTAACAAGTAGTAAACAAAGCATAATTAGTCGCTGGCCGTCGGCCGATACTTTTTGATTAAACCAATTGGCCACAGGGGGGAAGTAGGAAAACAGCAGGGACAATGCCACCCCGACGATGCCGGTCAATAACTGCTGGTCAGGCGTGATGGTTGCGAACGGCTCCCCGGAGATCACCGAAGGGGCACACGCGGCCAGCATAAGCATGACCAAAATCAAACAAAGAACAACGAGCAAAATCTTTTTACTTTTCATTGCATCCTCTCTTAACTTAAAAAAATACCGGAGCGCAGAATTGCGCCCCGGTTTGAAACTCAGTCAGGCTAATCACTTATTATTCTAACGTGATAGCCTACGGTTTATAATTCACCCTCTTTTGAGGGCGCTTAGTCAAGAGCAATCCAATTTCGTGCAAATCCCCGCCCCGATAATCGAGCGTGATACTTCCCCAACCTCCATTTTTCCTAATCTCGGCTAAACAAGCCTCAATCTGCATTTGTACCCCGTCCTCGTCATTTAAGGACGGTTGATCATCTTTCAAAGTCCCGATAGGGGAAGTCAAAATTTTGGGGGTTGTCATATTCGTACCTTTCCAGACCTGAAGATTTTTGTTTCAACTTGCAAGAATCCCGATTGCGCTTTCAAAACGCAACCGGGATTCAGGCAAGGAGCGAACCATGAAACCAATCCAAACCACTTGAAATATTAACACGCTTAGAACCTTTTCTTAAGTGTCATTGCTGGCCCGCCAATTTCGCGCCGTGCGTTCGCTTACGTGGTACTTTGCAACAATTTGCTGTACGGTCATTTGGTGAACCTTCCCCCTTTCTTCGGCGGTCAGCTTGCGCCAATCCGCGCCGTGAGGTAATTTACCGGAAATTTCCGGCAAACTTGCCGGGTCTTTCCGGGTTAGTCTCAACTCTTTCCGGTCTGTTTTTTCCTGTTCAATCGCCTGAAGGCGGCGGGAATGTTGAGAGCGAAGGGCCAAGATCACAGCCGCTACCACGCTCAAGCTTGATAAAAGCCCTTTTGCCAGCCTTTCGACGAACGGCGAATTATCCAAAACCACATTTACAAGAAGAATGACCGCCAAGTAAAAAATCGAAGTAATCAAGGCCACGGCTACCGGTGCCCCTTGGTCGGTTTTGCGTTTCGAATCGTTGTAATCCCAAAAAGTGAAGGTGGTAGAGACCGCAGACAGTCCGAGAAATTCAACCACCAAGGCACCGGCAAACGCAATCATGGGCGGGAATAAAAGACTTGTTATCATCGAGTGCCAAGCCATGTAAGCGGGAATCACCGGAGCCAGCCACGGAGCCATTGACGCGATATTGTCAATCAAAGTCGTTTCAATTGCCCGTGAAAACCGCGACCACTCCCGAAGTAAAGAAAAAGATTTATTCGGTAATTCCATAGTAATTAACTCCAATTTGTTTTATTACAATAAAAATCTTTTTGGCATAGAAGTTGCAAAGTGATAATTATTGTTTTGCGAAGAAATTTTTTACCGGCGTATAAAATTATTGGTCATTCATCCCTACTCGCAAAAAGCCCCGCCCCATTTGAAGTTAGGGGGTCTAATTCCAAGTCGAGATAACCGGCGAAGAAATTTATAGCTTCTTCAGCACCGCACATAACGCCGACAAAATACCCCGCGCTTTCCAAGTAATCAAGCCATTCTTTTTGATCGTCACTTGGAGGGTCGCCATCTACTCTTTTCATTTCCGCATAAGCCCCGTGGTACCCTTTTCTTGGCACCGGCAAACTTAGATCAGGAACCCCAGGCGATAAACCCTCCGCCTTTAGCTTTGCCCCTTGCCTACTCCCTTTTTTCTTCCCGTTCGCGTCCTTCGTGTAAGGTAATTTCGCACCGTTCGGGATTGCATGTAACCATCGAAGGGCAGGGCAAATGGATAAATTGAAGTCACGCCATTGAATAAGTAGTACCTGTTCGTCATGTTCAAGCGGCCTTGTTGCTTTCTTGAAATCTTCTAAATCCATCACGTCAGGCAATTTCTTTTTTGTCACTTATAACCTCCGTGGAATTGTGATTCGATTGCCAGCGGCGCGGTCGGGGTCATAGGCATTGGGGCCTTCTCTCAGTTTTCGCAGAATATCAGCCAGGGCGCGAGAACGACCCTCAATGTAGGTCATTGCCTCAAGGCATTCCCTTTGCATATCCATAACAACTGCTAAAGCATCCTCAAGCCCCGCGGCTTCAGAGTGGGTAAGACGCACTCTATCAATCATTACTGTTTTGTTATCCGTAGATTGATCATCCTTGTCTGATTCGCTCATAGTGAAAATCCTTTACCTTATCCGGGGATTTTTACCCGGAACCCTCAAAAAAAAGACAGGAACAAATATTCGATGTACTATAAAACCGTGATTGAAACCGAAATATTTACCTTCCTAAACACCAATCAGCACTTTTCGCCTAATAGCCGCGTGCTGTACAAGGTCCAGCTCACCAATTTCTTTTTGTGGGCCGCGGGCGAAGGCTACGAACCGTCTACCATCAACCCAACCACCGTAAACGAGTATCTTTATCACACCAATTGGGCCAAAGGCACACGTTATGTCATCACGGTGGCAATTCGGGCATTTTACAGATACAAGTACGGTGCAAACCATCCCGTAGCGAATATCAAAACCCAAAGACTTGACCCCGGCCCTCAGCGCACCTTATCTGAAAATGAATTGGTACGCTTGCTAACGAGCGTCGATACGACCACGATTCAGGGAATTCGTGACCTTTCCATCATCACCCTACTTGCCGATACAGGGCTCCGCGTTAGCGAAATCGCAAATCTTGAAGTAAAAAACGTCCATGTTTCAGAAATGCGATTGGATGCCTTTGTGAAAGGCGGCAAGTGGGCCGAAAAAGTGTTTTTTGATTATTCGGCTTCATGCCTTTATTCATGGATTCAAGCCCGTGAAAAAACGACGCTTAAGGATTCAAAATTCCTTTATGGGTCAGTCAGCCGCCGAAAAAATCCGGGTAGACCTCTCACCCGCGCCGCCATTGGTTACCGGCTGGAACTTTACTCAAAACAGGCCGGGCTTGAGAACGTGACCCCTCACTCTTTGCGCCGTACTTTTGCGACATTGGCCATCGAAAACGGGGCACCAACCCGGTTAGTGCAGAGGGCGGGCGGCTGGTCATCCATCGAAATGGTTGAACGCTATACCCGAAAGATCAACGCGGCCAAACTTCGGAAATTTTCACCAATAAATAACGCTATGGGGTTTTACCCGGATGCCGTAGAGGTTCAGAGGATAAGAACCGGCCGCGATTTTGAAGATGATTATGAGGCGTAA